CGTACCATCACTCATCTCGAGGGGAGTCGAGAAAACATCATGCGTTCTTGCGTCGAGCATTACCTTGGTGCCAGGTCGCACCTTGACCATGCTGCTATTGACGCGGGCATCTTCGAGGCCATTCATCACGAGCGGCAGACGTGTGTCGAAGTGGCTAGCCATCTCGACATAAGCCTTTGACCGGCCCATTGCCTCAAGAATGTCTATGCCATGCTCGCATGCCGTCGGCGGGTGCCACTCAACCACCAGCCCAGCAATGGCCCGGCGACCTTCCCTCTCGGGCGTGACGAAGCTGCCAAATGCAAGGTGCGATACCTCGTGGTACAGCAGCGACATGACGACCTCGTTGACGTCGCACGCTGGACAAGCGAGGCGCTTGTTCACGCCGCGAATGCCGCAACCGCCGACCTCGTGGACGAGGTTGTCTCCCAGCCGCATGGGCGGCTGGATGTAGATGTTCTTGCCGTCGGTGTACGACGCCTGGGCGGTCGAGTAGACCTGCACCTTTGGGTCGCGCATCACGGCACGAGCATAGCGCTCCAGCATCGGAAGCATGGTGTTCAGCTTCCGTGTCGCAGTCCACGCCCGATTGGTCATCCCAGTCTTATGCTGGGCACGCTGTAGCGCCCGATTTGCAGTGGGCGGCAACGTGGGTGTCTTTGCCATACGCACCTCCTATCATTATGGTACGAGTGCCCCCGCCGGGAGTCGAACCCGGCCTGCACCCAGTATCACTGTGCTCGGGGGCGGTCTTGCTAGCGCGTCGAGTCGGGAAGGTCCAGACCGGCCTCGTCCAACGCACTGGATGCGGCGGCGATCAGGGTCCGCTGATCGCTGTTCCAGCGCGCCTTCCCCGTCGAGGGGCCGCTGTTCACGATCTCGGTCGGGTCCTGCGACGCGACGATGAGGACAAAGTCGGTCATCTCCTCTTCGGACAGTTCCTCGACGAACTTCTCGATCGGGCTGGTGTTGCTCATGTACTTCCTCCGAGTGGGTGTCGCGTCCGAGGCCTGGTTGCTTCCAGGTCCGGTGGTTCCGTGTTGTGCCTCTCGCCAAACAGTTCGCGCACGAGGGGTGGCCGCACGAGGGGCAGGATCTGGGTTGGCGGATCGTCGCCCGGCTGAATGACCGGGATGATGGCAGTTGGCGCCTCGGGCGGCGGCGAGATCGGCACCGGCGGCGGCGTTGTTCGCGGCCCGGGCCAGCCCTTGTAGGGAATCAGAAGCGGGGGTCGCGCCCGCTCCTCGTCGGGCCACTCAAGCATGTTCTGGTGCTTGGGTGGCGGCTCCGGGAACTCGAACGCGGACCAGTCAATCATGTTCTCGTGCTTGGGTAGAAACTTCGGCGGGATGTACTGGAACTTCTGCGGCGGCCAGAGGGTATTGGCCAGCGCCTCCGGAAGGCCCAGCTTCGGCACTTTCGCCGCGTTCTCCTCGTCCGCCACGGACGTCACTGCCGTCACTGCCGCCTCGACCGGCGGCAGCTCCAGCATGTGGTGGTTGAGCCAGTAGCTGCTTGGACGCTCATCGGCCCAGGCGGTGGGGTCCGACCCCCTAGCAATGCAGGTAGCGTAGTACAGGAACGGCGGCAGCTCGTCGTCGGGTTCTTCCCTGTGGAGCATTTGCCTTACCGAAGGGTCGATGTCCTCCGGGCGATGAGATGTCATGTCACCTCCCTAGCTGTAGTAAGACTTGATGGATTCCTCGACCTGGCGACGAGAGTCGGGGTCGAGGTAGTTGAGGACACCGATGGCGAACGCCTGCTGCGGCTGGAAGTGCCGCATGAGGCGGGCGACCTTGACCTGGTTAGCGATGCCCCAGGTGACGTTGATGCTGCTGTCGGAGGCCAGGACTCGGATGTCCTTGGCAACCTTCATCAAGTCATCGAGAATCGGCGCCGGGTCGTAGTTGTCCAGCGTCATGCACCAGCGGGTGATGATGTCTCGCTCGATCGGCTCGGGCGGCATGCCGACGTTGATGTGCAACAGTCGCCGCGCGTCAGCGTCGCCGATCTCGTTGGTGCCGACGTTGCGTGAATCCCAGGCGGGGTTCGCCGCCAGTGCGATGTAGCAGTCCGGGTGCTGATCGAACTCCTGGCCATCGGCCTGGTCGAGTACCAACTGCTTGCTGTTGTCGAACACGGGCCGGGTGAACTGCCAGATCGGTTCCGGTGCCGTGTTCGGCTCGTCAAGGCAGATGACGCCCGGCTGTTCGTAAACCTTGGTGAACCGCCCGTACTGGAAGTACGTACCCTTTTCGGGGTGGTACATCATCTTCCCGGCTAGATCATCCAGCTCGGAACTGCCGGTGATGGAGTACCTGGTGAACGGCGCACCCATCAGGTAGGCCATGTACCGAAGGGCCTCCGTCTTGCCGACGCCTGGAATGCCCCACAGGATCGGGGTCATGTTGAGCTTGGTCCAGGCTACGACAATCTGCCAGACGACACCGGCGTAGTCGGTGTACAGCTCCGAGTGCTCCTTGTCGCCGTGCAGGGGCACCTGCTTGCCCCGGTTGCCGAAGTGATCGAGGTCGTAGACCGGCAGGAAGCATGGCTCCGCGTACGAGTTGGGGTCGTCGATGCGGCGATATGCCCTGATGCCACGCTTGCGATCGTCATCAGTCACAGGCGCATCGGACAGCCACTCCTGCGGCTTCACAGTGCGGTGACGAGTCGCCTGCTTTGCGGGGTCGACAACCCCGAACGACCTGTCGTTCTCCGGGAACAGTCGCAGTCCCTGAAGGTTGGGACGCCTGCTCGGGTTTGTGCTGAACTGCTCGTTGTCCTCGCAACCCTTGGGGTACTGGTCGAGGCGATCCGCAAGCAGCAACGCACCCTTAGCCAGGCACAGGGGCGCATCGTATCCCGTCTCGGCCCTCACCATCGAGGCCGGGACAAAGTTGGTGCAGCTAACGCAGTTCGCCGTGCGCGGCCGAGCTGCCGGGTCGTCTACCTCGTTGTTCGGCAACGGCAACGCGATCTCAAACTCAAACGGCGCCGAGAACGCACTGACGTTGAAGCCCTGGAATGATTTGCCGAACTGACCGCATCCCCTGGCGTTGTGTTCCAGCTGTCGGGCCTGGACCTGATTACTGGCCGCCGCGTTGAGTAGCGGCTTGCTGTGTACGCCGCAGATGGGAGTACCGATTGTCGAACCCATGTTCGTCCGCTGATCGTCGGCACTGATGGCAGAGGGGCAATTGGCACAGCTGCGATCCGATCCCTTGACGGCGAACGGAAGGTTGAGCCTGCCATGTCTTGCGGGAGGTGTGGTCACCGATCCTCCAATCAGCGCCTATCCTACCACTACGATAGGCGCGTGTCAACCGGGATAAAACGGACACACTGATGGCTTCAATCCTCCAGGTTGAGCCATTCTTGCATCGTCAGCCCGTTCGGGTACCTGCCACGATGCTCGGCGTCACGCAGCCGCTGCTCGGCCACGGCCGCCGCCGCCGGATCAGCGAGGTGGTCATCGCAGAGGTACGGCATCGTCTTGCCGACTTTCCGTGCACCGGTGGCCTGCGCAGAGCAACCGGGGCGTTCGCACTTAACACCGGCGGCGGCCAGTTGCTGCCTGACCGCCGCCGCCTTGTCGTTCTCGCTCACGGTGCATCCTTCTCGCACTGGGCCAATGCATCTAGTGCTGGTTTGTATTTCGACTTGAAATCCTGGTAGGCATTCTCCTGGGTCTGCGCCAGGTCGCGCTGCCGTATCTGGATCTCGCGTAGTGCATTCCAGTCCTTCTCGGCGATGGCCCTGGTTGCAGCCTTTGCGATATCGATCTGCGTGTTGGACTTGCTGTTGAGCTGGTTGACATCCTCGATGATCGACTGCATCAGAACTACTGCCTGCCTGCATGACTCCGGCAGGACCGTCTTGGTAACGGTTTCGGTCACCGTGACGGTAACTGTTACCGCAGTCGTTGCGCCGGGCGCTGCCGCAGCTGGTACCGCAGGCCTGCGCTCCGGGTATGCAGGATTATCTGGTCCACGTTCCGCCAGATGCATGGCATACGCTGAGCTAATGATGTACAGCATCATCACCCAGAACAGCCATCTCGGTACGCGTACCCGCTTACCTGATGCGGGTGTCGGCGGAGGCCTTGATGCTGGCTGCGGCAACATCGGAGGCGGAGGTGAAGGCGGGGGCCTGTTCGCTTTCGCACGGGTTGCCCGCCTTGCCGGACTCGGCTCTGGTAGAGGCCGAGTATTCATGGCATTGATGAGATCATCCATGTCCATGCTGACACCTAGCCAAGAAGGCTAGGCGGCCCGGGAGCCGGACGGCCGACGAGATTTCCGTCAGCGTCGATCTCTTCGAGATACCAGACGCGACACGGGTACTGACCTCCGACGTCGAACTTGACAGTTCGCCAGTTCGTATCGACATGCTCGTCGCCCCTGAAAACGACGACCCCCGTGTGCGTGCCTTTCTGAAGGTAGCGGACGCGAGTGTTCACGGGAAACGAGCCGTCGTCAGTGTTGCGATCGGCCTCGTCGATCTCCTTGCCGAAGTACTGGTGAAGCAGTCGGCTCGTCTCGTCGACGAGCCTCTCCGGGTCCTCGATGTAGTCGAAGAACATCTTGTCGATAGAGGCGAGCGCCTGCTTCGCGGCGAGCAGCTCCACCTCGATGCCAACCGACACGGTCACCTCGGAGAGGAGCAGGTCGACATCACTCCGCCTCGCCCACACAAACCCGGGCGCAGTCGGAACGTAGCCCGGTCGAGGCGGGATCAGCGCTGCGGTGCGCAGGTTCCTGAACGCCTCGCGAGCGGGCGCCGCCAGGGCGGCGAGCACCTCCTTTTCGGTCAGTTCAGAACCTCGGACGCTGGAAGGGGATGCCGACCGCTTTGGGTGGCACAGCCTCTCCAGCAGGCTCGGGATCAGGTTCTTCATCGTCCCCCTCTTCTACTCCCAGATCATCCAGGAGTATGTCAAACTCTACGGAGAACGCCGCCATCATAGCGGCGCCGTACTCGGCGGCCGTTGCCTCGGCGGTCTCCTCGACCTCGAACTGAAGACGAAGCCAGCCATCGTCGGGGCATGCCGTGCATGCCGCCTCGCCGGTGGTCTGATGCGTGTTGCCGTGGCCGAGGCGAAACACCTGCGGATGTCCCCGCACATACTGAACGCCGTGGATCATGCAGCTAACCTTGACCGAGATTGCCCGCACCAGGGTGAAGGGCGTGTCGTCAGTCATAGTACTTCACTTCCGATAGTGTAGGTTGGTTGACGGAGCTAGGCGGCTCGTGATAGCATGACGCTACCGCGCCGCACCTGGACCGCAACCTGGGTGCACCAACCGCCTCGTGACTCCCCACCTCCCCGGGTAGAGATGTCACGAGGCGGTTGCTCTTTCAGCCGCAGTCGGCCCCGTCGTCCTCGCCCTGGTCGGCCTCGTCGTTCGGGTTCTCGGAGAGGCTCTTGATGAAGGCCAAGACCTCGCCGAGAGACTTGACCAGCTCTTCGCGGCGCGGCGTTGTGCCCTGTGGCATGCGCCACTTCCAGATCAGATGGCCCTCTCGGCTGTCCCAAACGTATCGAAACGTGGAGTGGCAGTACTGACATGTGACCTCCGCATCCCGGATGTGTGATGCGAGCGGCAACTCGGCCAGGGTTAACGCGCAGCAGTCGTTGGCGTATAGCACATCGACCAGCACGTCGTCAAGACTGGCGGGTGTTGCCGGTGCCTCCAGCATGCTGGCAACCGGCAGTGACTGGATTTGCAGCGGACGGCTGTCCAGACGATCGGCGATCAGGGTTTCGAAGTGCTCGTGTGCATTGCCCCTGGCGTACGCTTCCGCGTCGGCCGTGTTGAAGATCCCGTGCGCGTAAGCCACGAGACCCAGTCGGTTTCCGTCGGCATCCGAAACTGCGAACAGAAACTCCGGAAGCTTCTTGTTTGTCATTGTTTCACCTCCTCCCCTACCCCGCGCGGCGCCCATGTCGCGGCGCCGCATTTGGCCTACCCACGGGCCACGCTGCCGGACGAATGCCGGGGGGTGCGTGTCCGTGTAGGTAGACGCTAAAGGATCGTGACTGTCTATCACGATCCTACTGTTACCACCAATGCCTGACGCCGTGGCACCACCACTGGTTCCGATCGCCGTGCGTGTGAGCGCCGTGATCCTTGGTGTCGCTACACTTCTTTACTTTTGACTCTTCGTTGGTCATCCGATTGACCCCCAGTCCGCGTAGGCGAAGAGAAGTACGACAAACAGGGCGGACATGAGGACCCAGCACGCATCGTTAATAAGACACGGGGTGTCTCGGCACCGCTTGTTTGCGCAGCTGAACCTCGGCCACCACCACGGTGCCCGATGCATACAGATCACCTCCTTACAGGTGTTGCGCCACCTCGGAGATCCCGAGTGCGACGGCGATGCCGAGCGGAACATAGATGATCAGTCCGCAGAACGGCCTGCGACTGGTGTGCTGACCGCCGTAACCACCACTCGAAGTCTTCTTGATTCCAGTGGTGTATTTCTGTCCACGGCCGACTTTCTTGGGCACCTGGCCTCCCTAAAGGGCGGCGGTCAGCAATCTCCACAACTTGCCAACCAGGGTCACGCGCCGATGGTGCTGAAGGCGGTGATGCGTCACGCGCACCTTCTCGAGGAACTCGTCGAAGGGTGCCGACACCTGGAAGGAGAAGTCGCCGAGGTTGACTGCCGCTGCGCTCATGGTACTCCAATGCCGTAGGCACCCGTCCCAGGTAGGGGCGGGTGCTGGATGGGGGTGCAGGGGTTCGCGAGAATATCTCTTGACTTACCTGCGTGGTTCCCCATCCAGCTGTCAGGGCTGTATTGACACTGCATCGCAACGACAGATGGATCTGTACACCCTTGCCTCGCGGGTTTACGGTCCCCGGGGGGAGAGTTCTAACCCTTGAGCGCTTCGTGTTAACGAGTCCAGCTGCGCACGAGAGGCTTGCCTACATACGAGGCCCAGTGACTGCACCGATTTACTGAATCCATGCCGGGTCTTGGTAGGAAGACCCACCTGCATGCGGCCTCGCCGCTCCACCTTGGCGTGGTCGGCGACGGAGGACAAGTCCGGCACCCGCCGAGGAGCATACGTGCCTGGAGGTCAATCCGGCCGGGATGGTGTACCAGCGGGACGACGCTTCAATCGGTGCAGTCACTGCGCCCAGCATATGGGTCGCCGTGCTGTGTTGCGTGCTTGCATCCTACCACATGGATCGGGGGATGTCAACCCCCCGATCTCATGGCGAGACTACCGCTTCGCGCGTTGCGCCCTGCGGCTCGGTCGTGCCGGAGTACTGGAGACCGGTTCGATCCAGTTGTTCGTGGTGTTGCTCTTGTGCGCATCCATCAGGCCGAACGCCACCGTGACCAGCGAGAACTGGTGCTTGCCGTGACGAACCGTCTCGTCGATGCACTTCACCTTGTTGCCACGGTGCAGCACCTGGTAAATTCGGTGAAGCCGCTCCGACTTTGGATGCTCGGCCACGAAGGACCGAGAGCCGTGCGTGATACACGTGAGATGTGCCATCTACCTATCACCTCCAACCTGTCACGCGGGGTGTAGCTTCCATGCTGCTACGTGACCGCCGAGGGACTCGAACCCCCAACCTTTCCCCGGCGCGGTCAGTCGTGCGATACACCTTCCGAGTCCCTGCAGGGAGACGCGACGCTTCTCACGAAAGGCATACCTCGTGGCTGACCCCGTACTCCAGGGACTGCTCTATCCAGTTGAGCTAGACAGACAACCAGTTGCGAGCGCCAGCCTGTCGTTCTCAGGTCTGCCGGACGCTGGCGGATCGGTTAGACCGAATTTCCGTAATCCCAGATCTGCCGGGTAGCAACTCGTAACGTAGCGGGAACTGGATTTGAACCAGTGATCTTCGGCTTATGAGGCCGACGAGGACGACCTAACTCCTCTATCCCGCCGTGACTCACCCCCGGCCTGCACATCGTGCCAGGCTCAGGCCGAGGGTGAGGGTATTACTGGGTAGATCAGCCTACCAACTTGGCGGCCTTGCGACCGTCCGCGTTGATCACGCCTTCGATGCCGGGGATCGTGCACTTGGTGCCGTCGTTCGGGTCGTTCTTGTCGGGGAACAGGCGGGCTGACACCGCGCCCGGGCTCGGCGACTCGGTGCCGTACTCGTCGGACGGAGTCTTGACGATCTCGTTGATCGAGAGCACGGTACCCACGGGCTTGCCGGCGAAGGCGCTCAGGATATGGTTCGCGATGTTCTTCCGAGTACCGTCGCCCGCCGCGCGAGGCGACCGGGGCGTTGAGGTGCCACTCGCGGCCTTGCGGGGCTTCGCGACGCTGGCCCGACCCCGGGCCAGCCGGAAGCCCGCCTTGATGACGTCGGTCGCCTCCGGCGCTTCCTTGTCGAGGGCCTCGCGGACCTCCTCGGTCGCATCCTCGGGCAGCGCCGCCACCTTGTCCTGATGGGCAGCGTACGCCCGCGCTGCATCGATCAGCTGCTGGGTGGACTGCTCGTTGAGCTTGTCCGGCCAGTCAGCGTCGACGCCCTCGGGCACCCGCACCATGTAGGGTGCGATGTACAGGCCGAGCACCTGATCGATGAAGGCCTGCGTCACGTCGACGGTCACCTTCGGCGCCGCCGGCGCCTTCGCGCCGGTGCTGACCAGCGAGTGCTTCTTGATCATGAACCACGAGCGGGCGTACGGCGAAAGCGCCGGGTCCTCCATGGCTCGGCCGACCTCGGCGTCGACCCAGGTCTTGACCCTGGTGCGGACGGCACCGGCGGGCAGCTCGTTGAACTTGGCCCGAATGTCGTTCAGCACACCGTCGGGGAAGAAGCCGGTGCTTTCGTCGCGCACGTCGCTGCAGATCAGGCCGCCGACCCAGTCGCCCGATTCGTTCCTGACGCCGAGGTAGTCGATGAAGTCGGTGGCGAGCTTGTCGAGACGCGCAGCCTCGGCAGCGGCTTCCGCCTTGGCCTTCGCCTCGGTTTCGGCCGCAGCAGCAGCCTTCTGCTCCTCGGTCAGCTCGACCGGCGCCTCGGGCGTGCCCTCGGTGGTCGAGTCGACCGCGTTGGGGTCGGTCGACTCAGCGCTGGCTTCGGTGCTGACAGTCACGGTCTCGGTCTCGCCGAGCACCGCACCGTCCTGGGAGTCAGACATGTGCACCTCCAAGGTGTACGATAGTGTGTGTTCTCCGTGCGTCACCACCTATGCTAGGCGATGGTTGGTCCTGTGTCCAGCCGACCGGCGAAGATTTTTCCAACGTCGCTCGACCACGGACAACCCGACTATCGGGTGCCCTTGTGCGGGTGTGGATCGCGAGGCCCACATTACGCTAACCCGCCCTGTTGCTAACCAGCAGAGTTGAATCCGCTGATTGTGACACTGTCGTCGTCCTCGATGTCTATGGCCAGGTATTCCCGGGCCATCAGGCTACCTTGATCGCACCCTTCCTGCCAGCAGGGTACGCATCGCTGATGATCAGCGTACCCTTGACGTTGCCAACCGTGCGCGGCGTGCCGTCGGCGTCGAAGAGTCGCGCCGCAACGGCACCGGCCCCCGGAGAGTCGTCGCCGTACTCCACGGAACGATGCCTGGCGATCTCGGCGACCGTCAGCTCCGCGTGCTCGGGCTTGTCGGTAAAGGCACTGATGATGTGCTGGCCGACATCACGTCGCGGGCCGAAATACTTCTCGGCAAGATCAACCTTCGGCGCAGGCTCCTCCTCGTCGTATGCGCTCTTCCCGGTTTCGATCGTCTCGGCGAATTTGTCAAACGCCTCGGCGATCGACGAGTACACTCTCGCCTCGATGTGATCTTCCGTCAGATTGTAGTTCATGCGGAACTCTCGCGCAACGGCACGAGCCGCTCTGACTGCGTCCATACAACCATCCTACCTTACACAGGCCGGTCATGTCAACCAGCTTTGTGCCTGGGGCGGGAATCGAACCCGCCCTGCACCATCAGGCTACCCTTTCTCCACCCTTCACGTTGTTGACGTAGCAGGGCACGATGCCCGGCGTGAGCGACTCACGCTTCCCGTCGTCCGTACGGAACAGCCACGCCATGACGGCACCAGGTGACGGGTGGTTGTTGCCGTACTCCTCCGACGTGTGCGCGACAATCTGGGCAATCGTCAGCTTCGTGCCGATCGGCAGGTCAGCGAATGCCGAGATGATGTGCCTGGAGACCTGGCGCCGAACGGGCGTGCGCTGTAGGGCAGGATCACCCTTCGGCCCACAGTCCGGCCTCGGCTGCAACACAGCCTGCTCGTTGCGCCGCTGAATCACCCAGGGCCAATCGCCATCGATCAGGCCCTGCACGATCGCGCCAGCCAGCACCAAATTCAGCTGATCGAGGTTGGCGCCGCACTCGGCGGCCAGCGTATTGTAGTCGACCTGCATGCGGTCCCGAGCATCTGCATCGGGTGCGTAGTGAAGCAGCACCTCAAGCAGACTATAGCTCGCCGTACCGGGACCTGTCATGTCCCCTCCGATGATGATTCGCCGTAGTGTCTGGCTGGCCGTTTCGTGCGGGTACGCCATGCGGCGTATCTGTTCCCGCACTTCGTTGTCTACGCGCACCATTCTACTCATGCGGCCACATTCCCGACTATGTCAGGCTGAGCAACATTCGGGTCGATGCCGACGGCTTTCGCCAGTCGACGTCCACCTGCAGTGCGGTAGAACCACAGCTGGTAATCTTGCATCCAGCTACGTACGCACTTCGTCGTCGGACACACCGTGTTCTGGTGGTCGCAGTGGTAGGATAGCCACTTGATCTCCAACTGGTACCAGGCGCCGTCCTGTTTCAGGACGGACGGCACGTAGTTGTAACCAGACAGCTTCCGTAGGTTGCGATACCTTTGTCTACCCATGTACACATCCTATCACATGGATCGTTCACTTGCAACCCCACTCTCCCAGAGCTTCAGGAGATTAGGAAAGCGCCTGGGGCGGGAATCGAACCCGCCCTGCACCTATCAGGCTTTGTGCACCTCAGCGACCGCCAGGCTGCCAACCATCAGGGCTGCTCGGACGCTTGGTGTGATCGCCAACCTCGAACCCGACCATTCTTTCGCGTCGGATCTGGTCAGTGATGTCCTGCTGGCCCTGCGCTTTATTGCGCCTGGGCAGCCCAGCCTCTGTCGGCTCGCTGGGCTCCGTGCCATCTGGACCCATCAGCGACGGGTTCCGCAGGAACACGCATTCCAGCATCGCCTGCGCGATGAAGTCGAACTCCTCACCCATCCGACCGGGCGTGTGCCCGAGGTTGGTCAGAAAGTCGACCGCCGCGTCTTTGGCGCCGTCGTAGATCCGTTCACCTTCCGACAGGCCAAGAGTCAGCGCCAGGCGCAACCTCAACGACTGGTGAAGCATGCTCACCTGCCTGTGAGTCATCCTGTCGATAATGCTGACCTGGTCGAGTACGCCTTCGGCGTACTCGTGCTCATCTGGCATGACTAGTGCCTCCCTACCATGTGCGCAGTAGTCTACTGCGCTACGTGCCTGGGCGAGGAATCGCACCCCGCCTGCACCGAACTATCGGCCAGGCTATCAGGTTTTGAGCGCTATGTACAGGGCCGCGGCAATGATTGCCGTTACCCAGAACACGCGTTTGAATGTGCCCCAGTCCATGATACCTCCCTGTTACAGGTCGATCGTGGAGTGTCCGCATTCGAGCTCGTAGGCTGCCGTAGGATCACGGTGCGCCTCAACCACGAACCGACGGACCACCCTGGGCGCACGCAGCGTACCGTCCACGAGGGGCGGGCAGCTATAGCATGGCCTGCGCTCGGGCGGCTGGACAAGGTGGCACCCGCAACCCAGCACCTCGGTGTCCCGCTGTGGCCTGGCCCGGTAATCCCGGTACCAGTCCACCAGGGGCACGCGGACCAGGTGAATCGGGCAGTCGCGCAGCTCGGACAGACTCATCAGGCGCTCGTACTCGGCATGCCGCACGTCATCGGCACGGGACAGGTCGAGACCCTCCCGGTCGAACACGTGCTCGCAGTAACCCTCGTACGAGTGCTTGCCGCGCCTGGTGATCTCAGTGCCGCTGCCACAGGGCACGCAGTACCACGTGAACCGCAGCCAGCTGATCAGCGAGGCTCGGGATTCCGATTTGTACTCGAATCCCTGCAGCCAGTCGTAATACCAGTCCAGCTGCGCGTCACGACGGAACGAACGCACCTCGGCGTCTTCCATGTCACCCATGACTAGTGGGCCTTCCTACCATGGCCAGCCCCTGTCTAGGGCCAGCTACGCGCCTGGGGCGGGAATCGAACCCGCCCTGCACCAATCAGGCTTTATCAGGTGACGATCTGCTTTTGTGCGAGCCTGTCCATGAACGGAACGTCATACATGAACGCGCACTCCAACATGGTCTGCGTGAGCCCATCGTACGATGGGCTCTGTGGATCGACCACGCCCGAGTCGTGAATCAGACTGATGGCGCGATCAACGGCGCCATCACGAATACTGGTCGCCTCGCTACTGGTTTCCAGCAGTACCGTCCTATTGATCAGGACGTTGTACAGCTGGAAGGTCAACTCTGTGGCCCGATCGTCCATGATCTGGCGAACGTCGTCGACCGTGAAGCTAGACTGTGACATACAGCCATCCTACTCTACCGGCCAGCCCCTGTCTAGGGCCAGCACTGCGCCTGGGGTGGGAATCGAACCCACCCTGCACCATCAGGCCTTCTGTTCAGCCGCCCAGAATACGATCGGCATAGTCCTCGTTGTACCACACGTTGCCAGCTCGATCCAGGCACGCCGATCCCTCCGCCTCGTGGCCGAGGTAGTCGGTACAGCGGCCAGCCTCATCGGAGGAAGACTTGCACCTGCCAAGGTAGCCCACCATGTCGAATCCCAGCTCGTCCAGTTTCGCGTTGCTGGGCTTCTGACCCTGGTAGGCCAGTGGCGTCGCCACGTCGGTTGCAGCGAAGTCAGCCGGAATCACGCAGAACGCGATCCAGTCATACTCCTCCATGTCACGGACGGCGTTCAGGATGTGCTCCTGGACCAGGGCGTTCGACCGAAAGGTCTCTTCGCCCTGCATGAACACGTCCGTCTCGGTCTGCTCGCCTGATCGAAGCGCGATCGTCACGTTTGCCCGTACAGCCATGACTAATGACCTTCCTACCATGTGCGCAGCTGTCTACTACGCAACGCGCCTGGGGCGGGAATCGAACCCGCCCTGCACCATCAGGCCTTACTAGAGTTTCGCGATCCAGAAGATCCACCTGCCGACCAGGAACGACTGGCCACCGTTGCGCTCGACATCGGCCTCGACGCGTTCAGTGTCGAGGACGCGAAGCGAGGCTTCCAGGTTGAAACGCTGGTAGGCGGTCAGCACCTGGCGCCCGCCCTCACCTTTGAGAATAGCGCCGAAGCCCTTCCAGGCATCCTCGAAGTTCGGGTATTCGATGGTGTTGGCAGTGATGGTGGCGTGTCCTGGGCTGTTCCAGCCCACGGTCCACGTACCGGCCGTCTTGATCATTTCGACAGTCATGACTAGTGACCATTCTACCCAGGCCAGCCCCTGTCTAGGGCCAGCTTTGCGCCTGAGGCGGGAATCGAACCCACCCACACCCCACCAGGAGCCAGGCTTTTGTACTAGTCGCCGTAGCAGCGGAAGCAGTAGCTCCATCCCCTGCACCAGTGACCCTGGTCGATGGCCGCACCCCAAGGGGTACGGTACAGCACTCCCTCGCGTCGCATGGCAGCGAATGCCAGCTCGACAGCGTACTCCTCGGCGAGCGGTGGCTGACTATAACGCACCTCGTGAGGCAGGTCATAGTCAACATAGTAGCTCACCCACCAGTCCACCTGGAAGGTGAACATCTTCCGCTGGTGTTCCGGCAGCATGCCCAATGCAACTTCCAGCTTCATAGCTAGAGTCCCATTCTACCCTGGCTGGCCCCTGTCTAGGACCAGCACTGTGTCCAGGGTGGGAGTCGAACCCACCAGATCACCAATCTGGACGCGTGGCAGGGTTATTTGAGATCACGCACATTGCCTGGCCAGCCTGTGCGTAACCTGCGAGGTACCATACTGAGCCGCCCCATGCCATACAGAGGCCCTCTACGTAGCATCCCGGAATCGAATCCGGCAGTAGACGAGGAGTGCCCGCCCACCGGCTAACCTGCAATGCCGACCACTCACCACCCCCGTCCTTGGGGGTGAGTCCCTATTTGCCAGTGTATTCGCGCACCTGGCGAGCGTGTTCGATGGCGACCCTGGCAGCCCGCATGATCTGCGGACTGAGTTTGCCCGTGAACCCGTACTTGGACTTCACGTAGGCAGCGATCTCGGCCCTGGTCGGGCCGTTGCCGCTGGCGCCACCGTTGCTGGAGCTGGTGCGGGTGCTGGCAGCGCGCTTGGGTGCAGCGCCGCCCTTCGGCGCACGCTTCACCTTCGACGCGGCGGCAGCCCTGTTGTCCAGCTTCTCGGCAACAGCGGGCTTCACCACGCGGGCCACCTTTAGCGGACCGTCAGGCGTGTCGATCATGCGCTGGACCAGGCGATCACGACCCACGAACCAGACACCTTTGTCAGTGTCATAGCGCGGGTAGTTGTCGACCTCGTCCTGGCTGACCGAGATGCCGGGTCGGGGACTGGCGGGCGTGTTGTTCGGCGCTGATTCCAACGGCGAACGCACGCCCACGCAGAACCCCGTCATCGGGTTCACCACGTCGACCAGTTTGTTACCACCCAGGTCTCGGCGACGCAGCATGGAATGAGGTTCGACCCGATTCTGGACGAACATGCGTTCCGTGCGCAGCTGTTCCTGCGTGATCACAATTGGTTCAGTCATGACTAATGACCTTCCTACCATGTGCGCAGCTGTCTACTACGCAACGCGCCTGGGTGGGGAATCGAACCCCACCTGCACCTATCAGGCTTTGTTATTCGAAGTGATGTCAACCGTGATGTCAGCCGTGACCAGTTCTCCCTGCATCGCGTTCAGCTCCAGCTTCACGAAGTGCAGGTACTCGTCATCGGTCATCAGGCCCCTGCGATATTGCGCCAGGATCTTTTCCAGGTACGCCATGTGCGTCGCACGGATGGCATCACTGATCATGTCGTTCAGCTTCCTGGTACGCCTGGTCATCGGCCGCTCGACAGCTTCGATGGTGATTTCCGGCATGACTAATGCCTCCCTACCAGTGCGTGCCCCTGTCTAGGACACGCTAGCGGCTGTAGGGGGAATTGAACCCCAGTAGGACCAGGCGCCCCCATATTGCCAGGCGCCCATCTACAGCCAAACCATACACACTACCTATCTTCGGTGCCACCTAGCTAGTCAGGCTAGGTGTAGAACTGTTTTGTTTGATCCCCGTCCCGGTGTTGGCGTAACGCCTTTCGGCGCCGCCCCCGTTTCGGGGAACGTTACCCGACTCATTTACCCGAGAGTCAGGGCCGGAGGGAGTGTTCGGCGCCCGGTTTGATCGATCCATGGCTCTACCACGGAGGTGCACGATCCCTCGTTTCAGCTAACCGCTGGTCACTATCCGACTAGGGGTGAACCTAGGGCCAAAGGTCGCACATGAACCGTGATCCTGTTTCAGTCGCTACCGGTAGGCCGGTCGCGACGTCCCCAGGCGGAACGCGGGCTAGCAATGGCGCTGTGTTCACGCCGTTGTACGGGTCTGGCAATCGGCACAGGCTGGCCGCTATCACGTCCGATTCACCCAGTTGCCGTTCGGCCGTGCGCTACTAGGTCGGGAGTGCGCGTTCAGGCATCGGCTAGATGTTTCGCTAGCCACACACCCTACAGGCGGTGCACCTACCGTTCCCGCACGTCCCGTCAGGGTCGTGGGTGAATGCGAACCGCGCAGTAATGATTGCGCGACCCGAATTCGGAGGGTCAACCCAGGTGTAACGTGCGCACCCGGGGTCTAGCTGGTGTTGCGCGGCCCGTTGTGGCGCCGGTAGTACCGTAACACAGGTGGTGCAATGTGCGCCAGCCGGTATCCCGTGTGTGGGATGTGGGTTACAACGTCGGCCCGCCCGGCCCCGGTGTTCTGTGGCCGTGTCAAAACCATACGTCCAGGGCCTACCGGTGTCCAGCTACATTCCTGTGATGCGGGTCACAGGATATATCTGCACGTCAGTGGGGGTTAGGGCCAGATGGTGATAGTACGGTCACCGTAGCATGCCATCGACAGCAATCTATGTACACCGTAAACAGTTTACGGCGTACAGTGATCCCCGTCACTGTTTTTGCGGGGACGTATCGGTACCTGTCCGGCAAGTCCGTTATGTCGCCCAGGCGCCGTGACCTGCCAAAACGCCGTAGGATGGCGCCTAGCGGCCTAGCGGGAAGGGGTCGGCATGATTGGGTGTGCCTTATGTGATCATGGCCCTACGGCCGTCCTAGGTGCCTTAAACGGGCATCCTAGGGACGGGATGGCATCGTCCGTTGGCCCGTCGTGGGGTGACCAGGGACGATGCCGCGCCTAGGCGTACGCATGGACAGGGATCGATGGCTCGTCCACATAGGACCGTCAACAGTGGACGTCTACTGTGGACGGTCATTTGTGGACGTCCACTGTGGACCGTCCACAGTGGACCCTATGCATGGACAGACGTCGATATGACCAGCTACCTAGTATCCTAGGATGCCCAGACAAGTCTCTATACTTGCTACGCAGTATAGGGTATACGGTGTATGGGGTTAGGGCAGGCGGCGCTGGTGTGGGGGTATGGGGGTATGGTGTATCTGATTGCAGGCGCATACAACATAGGGCCACAGGGCCACACGTGCTCGTAGTTGATCATGCCTTGTTTCACGTGAAACAAGATGGCCAACCGTTTGACTGCCGACCCGTTTATTTCTGTGTGCCGATAGCGTGCGCTATCGGCCCGGACCAGACTAGGACAAAACGGACAGGCGATATATAGCCATATGGCCTGACCCGGGGGTGGGAAAATGATCATGGGGGGTGGCGCGCGGGGCTTGGACCAAAGTCGATGCTCATAATTTTTTGAAGATATCATGATCAACTAACAGCGTCTGCACCTTCAAATCTGTTCCCACCTCCCCGAGCACGACCCCGCTACGCATACACTGAGTGCTCGACCACCAAGAGCCTAGGCCAGTAGTATTCCACTACAGTAGGTTTCCTATATTTCTCCTATGTATCTACTATATTTCTCCTATATTATTTCCATAATATATATGCAGGTCAAACACTATATGATCATGCTTTTAGGATATACGGAACCAACCCCGAACCCCCGGGGATACTGTAGGGAATCGGCCCTGGTGGGCGAGCGCTATGCGTGAGCTGTGCTACTCGTTACTCTACGTTACGTAGCTATAAGTATGATCGGAAAAATTTTGGTTTCACGGGGCTTAAGAAAAAATTGCCACTTATCCGGTCCGGGGTGTCACGACCCCCCGGCGGTTCCATAATAAAAGACTGTCGACGTTTCCGCAGGTCAACCCTAAAGTGTTTACGGAAAACAAAACGGAAAACAGCCCGAGTGACATATTGTTTCCGTTAATAAAATGTCTCCGTATATCTACTGGAATTTCTGTGTTTCCATAATTTCCATAATACCTGTACCGATGTCACGCTGCGTATATATGGAAACGGAGATTTGGCGTTTCCGTAATGTTTCCATAATAGCTGTTCTGATGCCGGGGTCCGATAGTGCAAGCGCTTGACGCCGGGCAGCGACACGCCTATACTAGGCGTGTCGCGCAAAGCACTACCCGAAGGAACACTGTGTCTGCCCCTGTTGCGGAGTCCCCCACCCGCGTCATTCCCACTGTTACCGTTCCGACCGAGATTGCAGTCGTGCTGGCTCGCGACTCGGCGCGGCGACAGTCGCGCCACCGCATGCAGCGTGCGGCGCGGATCTACTCCGGCAAGACCACCTTGCTTGATAAGGTCTCCACCTACCCCGACAAGGGGTGGGCGGCGCTGATCCTCATCGGGACCGCCTTCGTCTTCACTGGCGTCGGATTCGCGGTCGCCCTCGTGGTCGAGTCCATCGTCAAGTCTGCCTAGGGTAGGAGTAACCCATCATGGCGGAGCCAGCTCCTACCCACAGGGAGCGCCTTAATAGGGCGCGAGCGGCCGGCACGTACGAGGATCTGCGTCCTCAGCTCACCGAATTGCTCGCCAACCGGCACCTGTCATTCGCCATGGCGGCGGCTGCGCTCGGCATGGCGACGAAGACTGTCCGTATGGCGGCGGCTGCGCTTCGCATCAGCAACGTGAACGCGAACCCAGGGAAAGGACTTGTGACCATCATCAGAGCCTATACCGCCGACTGGGATCGCGGCTGGTAGGGTGGGTCTAGCTAAGCCGGGAGAAACGACCCCGCCCTCAATACACACTCGTACCGGCACTCCCTACTAAGACAAGCAGGCCCCCAGGTTTCCCTGGGGGCCTGCTTCGCTCTGTCGGGTCAGCTAGCTAGTCTGGCCCGGCTTCTGTGTAGCATTCGTGCGACGCTCAACGGAATCAGGTGGTCCCGGCGGAGGGTCCGGACTTCCTTGAGCTTGCGACGCTTGGGCGGCTGGACATCCAGTGCGTAGTGGTATGTCGCGGCATAGGCGATGAAGGCGTCCAGGAACGCGTCGTACCGGCGGACTGCTGAGATACGTTCCGTCTGCGCGCCGTTCATTCTGCGCTGGACTTCCCGGCCGTAGTCGCGGTTAGCTTTCCTGCACATCGGCCCATCGCAGCCCAGCGCCTTCGTGGCGCGTCTGCCGTGCGGGTAGGCCGCGTACTCTTGGTCGAGCAGCTCCTCCCTGCAAGCCAGCAGGAAGGGCCAGTGATCGTCAGACCATTCGCCATCGCCCAGCTCGGGAACAACCAGCATCATGCCGCCTTTCCTGGCAGCAGCTTGCCGCCTAGCATTGATGGCCTGCCTCGTGTACCGCCGGGCTGCTCTTCCAGGATCAGCATCTCGAACTTAACCATGTGGTTGATCGTCTTGAGCATCAGTTCCGATTCGACGCCCTTGATGAGCTTCTTAAGATAGTTCATCGTGATGCCGGACTTCTTGCGGTCATAGTACCTGACAACGGCGTGGTAGATCTTGTCTTCCAGTTCGTCCGCTTCCGTTGCCATCATCGCAGTCCGCACCACGCCGTACGTCTCCAGCAGGTACGGATACAGCGCCCTGAGCTTGGTGATGTGCTCCTCGGTGATCAGCTCGGTGCGCTCGTTGATCGCCAGCAGCAGGACCAGCTTCTTCAACAGCAAGTCGATGCGGTTGAAGATCGCCGTCGACTCCTCTGTCTTGTCTTTCAGCGCGAAGACTTCTTCGTAGAAGCTTTCGAATGCGACTAGAGCCGCAGGCTCAAAGGTCACGTCCTTGGGAGTCATTGCCCAGTTGTGCACGCCCTTCAGATATTTGACCGGCTCGTCGTAGTTGGTGATGTAGGCATTGATCGCCTTCTGCTTCTTGCGTGGGCCGGTGACGAACACCCATCTGTTGATAAAGCCAGCCGCGTCATCCTTCTCGCCTACCACGCCGCGGATAGACTTGTTCTGCGTGGTCGTCATTACCTGGCCGAAAGGCTGCATCGCAATCGCATGACCAGCTCCACGTGATGCCGCCGAAATGCTGTGCGGAGCGTCGTACACCTCCATGAGCTGCGGCTTGAGCGAGGACCCCGCGCGCGAACCTCGCGAGACAAGACTGGCCATCTCGTCGAACTCAAGGTAAACTCTGATTGGCCAGTCTTTCTGTGGAGCGGCCGGTGCCGACGGATCTTCAATCTTGTGTACGAACATGTCAACCAGCACCTCGCCCGAACCGGGCGTGCCGCCGAGTTTGGTTCCCATCGGCAGCGGGTCGTTGTGGTCGAAGGGGAGTGCTCGTGACAGCACCTGCTTCAGGTGTGCCTTCGCCCTGGACTTGCCTGTACCGGACGGCCCAGTTAGGCAGACAAAGATATTCGGCACAACCTTAGGATTGTCCAGCAGTACCCTGTTGCGACCGACGCCGTAGCCGAGCGCCATGAGGCCAGTCCAGAAGTGGAACTCCTCCGGACAGGTGTCCTTTGTCGTCTCCGCCATCCAGGCCCACAGGAACGTGTTCGGCGTGACGAGCCTGCGCCAGTTAATGCTGGCGACTACCGGGCCGACCGACTCGGCGTAGTCCTGATCCTCGACGATGTGCAGCTGAACAACGTTGGACTTGGCCACCGATGGCGGCGGTTCGTCTTCCGTAGCTGCTTCGTCATTTTCCTGGGGGTCGGGGTCCACCGTGGGTGGGGTGCGCGATAGGAACGTCCCTGCGGACGTGGTGTACTTGCTATACCCCAGTTCACCCGCGATCTTCTCGCGAAGCTCCCTAAAACCTGCCGGGTCCTTTTTGTAGCCCGGAACCGGATAGCCGTAGTGCCAGGCCGCAAAGTCCCAGTTATCCCCACCCATGGCGCAGCTGCCGCAGTGCCACAGCTGCTTGTCCTTGTTCATCCAGGCGCTGGGATCGTTGTCCGGATGAGCTGGATTTGGACAGCGGACCTTGCCCTCGTTGCGATAGGTGGCAGCGTCGACGTGCCCTTTGCCAACCCAGCGGTTGTACGCCTCAATGATCCCGATGGCTTTGATCTCGCCGTCGAGTGCCATCTCCTCGGCGGACAGCACGACACTGTCGCCGTCCAGCACCTGTGGCACATGGACGTTGCCGTCTTCCGGCCTGCCTTCATCCTTCTGCTCGACCGCTGCTGCGGTCGCCGGCACGAGCTGAAGATGGGCGCTGCGCGCCTTGAGTGCGGCAAGTCTCTCGGCCGCAGTTCCGGTTGGCGGCGGAAGTACTGGTCGCGCAAGTGTGGGCTGCGTTGCGGGTGTGGGCACCTCCTGGATTTGCTCTGGAGCTTCAGCCTCGACAACAACGGTGGCCCCGCTTGCCGCTGCTTCTTTTTGGGCCTTGAGTTCGGCCAGCTTCGCCGTGAAGCTGGTGCCACCCTTGGGGGTAGAGCCCATACTGCTCACTCTGTCATGACTCCTGCCCATTGATCAGAGACGGTCATGGCCTCGATCGCATTGCGTTCCCTGAATTCAGTCATGCGGTGCCGGACGTCCAGGAACTGGGGCAGGTAGTGCTCAACCCCGTCGGGCACCTTCATGTTGCGTCCGAGCGGGAGGCGCATCAGGTTTCCCAGCTGCTTCTCCTTGTCGGAAACCGTGTCCTGCTTGGGGAAGATTTCCACCGACAGCTGCGGCATGTCCTGTACCGGGTCGCCGAACTTGGCGCGGTGTTTGAAGAAGTTCTTCCCGCGCAGCAGCTCGAACCTGTCCGTCTGCAGAAGCACCATCGTCGCCAGCTCGCGAGCGACTGACGCTTCGGTCGGCTCATCCAGGATGACGTAGACGTGCATGCCCTTGTGGCCCGAGTACGTCACCAACGTGCGGTAGCCCAGGAGGTTCTGTGACTCCACGGCCAGGATCTGCGCCATGGTCCGCATCTGGTACACGAGAAACTTCTCGACGTACTCCGGCCTGTGGGGATTCTCCCAGGCGCCGCGAGGATCGCCGTCAACGAAGTGGTCCCACGCAGTATTGATGGGATCAATGCTGATCGGCATCGGGTAGTACCGACCCTCAGGCCAGGTCATGTACTTACCTGCCTCTTTCGCCTCCTCCAAGTCAATGTCGAAGGCGAAGAACTTGACGGTGCCGGTCTGGCTAACCAGGTAGTGGCCCATGCTGGACTCGCCGCGGATGTGCTTCGCCAGGTCCTGGCGGGTGATGCGCTCGCGTACCGGGTACCAGCTTCCGTCGGGTCGCTGGAATGCCTTCACGTCCGGCCGGGAGATGAACGTCTTGGCAAAGAGATTCGCCAAGGTGTCCTGCTCCTCGGCGGTGTATTGCCTGCTGTGCAACACGCCTCCAGAGAGAACAAGTGGCCACCCGCTACGGTGGCCGAGTGGATATTCTGATGTGGTCCCGGCGCCGATAGACCTATTTGCGCAGGTCATAAACGCTGGATGTAGAACATAACACGCACTTCGAAGGGCGTCAACCGCGCGGTGGCGCCGCGCGCCCGGTCATGCTACACTATGCCTTGCTACCTCCAGAGGCCACAATCCACGCCGGTCAGTTGCTACCTGACCAGTCTCCCCCCAGGAGACAAGGCGTGGATTTTGGTCTCTCCGTTTCCCGTTCGGCGATCCGGGGATCGCTTGCGCCTCCGTGATAGATTACTCTGAGTCGACCGTCCTAGCTAAGGGATCTGCATGGCGACAGAATTCTGGCTCCGCAACCCCCAGCGCAGTGTGCGTCAAGCCATTGCCGAGGGTGTCGAGCGATACGTCTTCGATCAGGCGCTAGTCAACTGGCAGCGCCAATCTCCTCACGCCTTCATGCGTGAGCACTTCCTGGGCACCGGCCTCAACCCGCTGTACGTACTGCAAGGCGACCAGGGCGCCCGACTGTACAGCATGTTCACGACGCCGGATCAGCCGATCGCCGTGTGGCCCACCTGGGACCCAAGTCAGGAACTGGATCTGCTGGAGCATTACCTCGCGCTCCCCCAGGGTGAAGACATCTACCTGTGTGGTGACGACGAGATCGATTCGTCGATTCGACCAGTGTTCGACCAGGAGCACAGGGTCTTCATCACCGGCGGTCTCAGGATGCAGACCGGTCCACAGAAAGACAAGATCATCGGCGAGATCCGACAGCTGTGTGCAGGCTACCCCAACGCCATCGTACACCTGTCCGGCGCACTCACGTTCGGCACCATGTTCAACTGGGGTTGGCAGTCGGTTGATTGGTGCACCGACGAGGCTCGCGTCTACGGTAACATCATCTTGCCAAACGGCATCAAACTGAGGTTCGCCAGTGATGACCTCATGCTGTACTCCGACTGGATCGAGATGGTCGGGTTCACGGTCGAAAGGCTGAGCAGGCATCGCAACGAGCAGGTCCAGTTTCACATCAGGTCGGCACTATGGGCCGCCGAGAACTTCGACAGGGACTTGCGCACCAAGCGCCGCTACACGCCGAACCTTGCTGGCGCATCCGCGCTACCCAGTACGTGGGCTAGCCAGAACACCAATGCCCAGCGCAACTGGCGTAAGAGTAGCACCATCGCGTCTCGTGCACTGCCGATGCTCAACAAGGCCGACGGCGACAAGGCGTTCTGCGATTACTGCGTCCTGAGTACATCTTGCAAGCTGGCGCGCGCCGAGCAGGTTTGCGGACTGGAGGAGACCGAGATGGGCGAACTGGCGAAGCACTTCAAGACCCGTAATTCCGACCAGATCATCGACGGGCTGACGGATCTGATCGTGATGCAGGCTGACCGCATGGAGCGCAGCGTCGCCGCCGAGGACGTCGAGGGCGAGGACGGCCCCAGCTCCGAGGTGACTCGCCAGATGAACAGCGTGTTCAGCAACGCGACGGCGCTGGCTAAGCTGCTCAACCCGAACCTCAACGGTAAGGGCACGACGGTTAACAACCAGACGCTGAACATCAACGGCGGCAACATTCCGTTCAGCTCGGGTAACCCTCGCGAGGTCATGGCTGCCATCGTCAAGGAGCTGACCATGGCCGGCATCCCGCGCGACGAGATCACCGCCGATATGATCAAGGCGGTGCTCCGGCAGGGTAGCGATCAGCAGACTGACCAGCAGGCCCTGGAGGGTGTTATCGTTCAGAACACCTCGGCCAAGGAGTAGCGATGGGAAAGCTTACCCCCGAGCAGATGGCCTTCGACGTCAGTCAGTTCTTCGATCCAGACGCTCCGTCGGGCGAACCGATGCTTGAGCAGATTCATGACCCCTTTACTGGGGATGTGATCTGTCCAGGCATGAGAATCGACACAGACGGAAACATTCACCGCACAGTACCGAAGGGGCAGTCATGACAGCGAACACGACACACTTCTCGGAGAAGGACTGCCCCGTCAAGGAGTGGCACGGCAACCCGTTCCGGTACTGCGGCTCGTGCAATTGGAGCGAGGAGACCAAACCGGTGAAGTCGCCTGACTACGTCTTCGACTTGATTCGCGCACTCAAGGATAATACGCCCCTGAACTTCCATGGCCACGAGGTGCCAGCGGATATCCAGGCTGCGCTTTCCCAGCTGGACTGGGTGAGGCGTGACAAGCACGCCTGCCTCATCGACGCTGAGGTGGACCACTTCGCGGTCCGCGAGCAGTACATCATCGGGTGCCAGTGCCACGAGGGCAACGTCAAGCACATCTGGCAGCCCGGTGACCCGGCGTACGTCTGTCCGACGTCCGGCGTTACGGTCGCCGACCCGCGCACCCTCATCAAGCAGGGGGACTGAGATGGGTGTCGTTTACGAGCCGCCGGTTGTGCACACCTGTAGGCCGGGCTGGACGCTGCGGGTCCTCACGGAGTCGCTGCCGCCGTTCTTTCTGCCGGTCGGTACCCGCCTGTCAGATCCGCCGACGCCCTGGAATTACCCCGCCGGGACCGTGGTCGAGTGCGACTGCGGTAAAACGCACGTGAGCCTGGGCTCCGTGCGCCGCAACACGCCGGGCATGTGCTTCTTTCGCTCCGAGGGTCGGTTCGAGCGGTGGCGTCGCGAGCGGCGGCAGGCGCGTGTTTAAGTCTGTTCATCTTCGACTTGCCCCTGGTCGCTACGCATGCGGCGTTGGCAAGCGTTGGTCTAGTCAGGACATTAGCAGTGTCTTGCGGCCACGGAAGGTTGACTGTGGCGGGTGTAAGCGTACCGTCGCCTATCGCAAGTTGGTGAAGCGTGTCTAAGACGCTCGAAGAGGAACTCGAGTGGCTGCAGAATAATCCGGCGTTCGATGAGCGTCCTGCCAGCATTACCGAGTTCCTCGGGCCGGATTACCTGAACATCGAGGGGGGCGTTCGGCCGGGCGTCCGCAAGGCACTTGTTGACATCTTCGGAGAAGAGTCAAACGGTGAGACTATCGCTCGGGTGCAGCGCGCCATCATGACCGGGGCGATCGGTATCGGTAAGACGACTCTCGCATCCATCGCTCTGCCGTACATGTGTCACTGGGTCCTGTGCCTCAGTGACCCACAGGATTTCTTTGACCTCCTGCCTGGCAGTCGTATCGCGTTCATGCAGATGTCGACCAGCGAGGACCAGGCGAAGCAGGTTCTCTTCGGCGACATCTTTGCCCGCATCAACCACTCCCCGTGGTTCAAGAAGTTTCCGTACGACTCTCGGTTCAAAAACCAGATTCGGTTCCCGAAAGATATCTGGGTCGTACCGGGCGACAGCTCCGAGACTACCTTCGAGGGTTATAACATTCTGGGTGGCATCCTTGACGAGATCGACTCCCACAAGGTCACGCCCAAGAAGGATTATGCGCAGAGTGGATACGACACGATCAACTCCCGAATCGAGTCGCGGTACGGCACCAAGGGACTGCTGATCCTGATCGGACAGATGAAGGCATCGCTCGGGTTCGCCGCCAAGAAGTACAAAGAGTTTAAGGTCGATCCTGACGCAGCCGTCGCTCGCATGTCCATCTGGGAGTCGTTCGGCTGGGACGACAAGCGCTTCAATGACGGCCACGGCAATCGCAAGAGCTTCTGGTATGACCCGCGGCGTAAGGGTATCGTACCTGATGTGTCCATCAAGATGGGCGCAGTCTCCACGACGGAGCACCTCATCGAGATACCGCGCACGTACATGGCCAGCTTCCTGAACGATCCCGAGAAGGCGCTGCGGGACCTGGCTGGCATTCCTCCGCTGGTCGGCGCTGCCTTCATCGGCATGGGTGACCGTATCTACGAGGCGCGCGATCGGTGGAACGAGAGGTTCCCAGGCGTAGGCAGTCCTGTCCGTACGACCTTGTCGTCGGCAGACTTCGAATCGTGGTTCCGGGCGCCGGACACGCTCCCCCGGGCGGCCCATCTAGACATCGCGTACGCGTCGGACGGCGACGCGCTGGGGCTAGCGATGGGCCACGTTCCGGAGGTCAAGGAAATCGATGGCGAGCTACGGCCAGTCATCGTGTTCGATTTCCTGCTGCGCATGAGGCCCATGCCGGGTTACCAGCTGATCTTGAGTGACATCCGACAGATCATCTATTACCTGCGAGATGACCTGGGATTCAAGATTGAGAAAGTCACGATGGATGGCTTCCAGTCTACGGACATGATGCAGCAGCTCCAGAAGCGCCGGGTGAATGCTGAATATTTGTCGGTCGACAAAAAGAAGTTGCCCTACCAGGACTTGCGTGACGCACTGTACGAACGGCGCGTAGAGTTCCCCCAGTACATCACGCACCGGCGGCACGGTGACGTAGAGCGTGTCGAGATCGCCATCGAGGAATTGTCGCAGCTAGTCGACGCTGGTCCAAAAATCGATCACCCCGACGGTGGCAGTAAGGACGTGGCAGACGCCATGGCCGGTGTTGTGCATACCCTCATGGGTGACCGCAAATACCGCCGTGGTGTATCCTCCGTAAGTCCTGTCGATGGGCAGGAGCACCCGACGGGTGGCAGCAGCTTCAGTGGCATTTTCGCACCATCGCCCCTCTCGGGACTCGCAGTGCCTTCGCTCCCAGTCCCCGGGTCGCTGCTGCGCGGAGCTCCGAACCTGCCTGACTATCTCCGTCCACGGAATCGGTAGGTACCAGTGTCCGGACTTGAGAAGCGTCCGCCTTTCGTCGGCCCCACAAAGGCGCCCGCGGAAGCGCCTAGGACAACACGTGAGGCGCGGGCCAGCGGGTCCGAGTTCAAAAAGGCGGCGCCTCCGCAGCTCGGTGAGGCGTTCGGTCAGGTTTGGCACAACGACAGCAGAGTCTGGAACCGCCTTCCCGGCGGTGGCATTATCCAGTTCGACCTGAATCAGCTGACGCTGTCTGACTTCCGGGCGATGAAGGATCACTACCAGATCAACGCAAGCCTCAGTGTGCTGATGTTCCTCATGCATCAGCTGGACTGGAAGGTTGTCAGCGACAACCCGAAGATCGCCAAGTTCTGCGACGACAACATGCGTGAGGTGTGGACCCGCATGGTCCGCGCACTGAGTCAGTCGTTCTGGGCGGGATACTCGCCCAACATTCTCCAGTGGGAGAATGACATCGATGGCAGGGCTGTCAAGCTCACCAAGATCAAGGACCTGATTCCCGAGCTGTGCGACGTCAACTGGAAGGACGTGGAAGGCTGGGCGCCGCCGGGCCATAACAAGCCGAAGATTCAGGTCTACGACGGGATCAATCAGTACGGACTTGGCTGGCCGATTCCGCCCGAGAATACTCTGTGGTACACGCTTCTCAAGGAGAACCAGAACGTGTACGGCAGGAAGCTGCTGCGGCCCGCCTTCACGCCGTGGTACTTCAGCATCCTGATCCACATGTTTGCCAACAGGTACATGGAGCGCTTCGGCGAGCCGCTGCCTGTTGGTCGGGCGCCGATGGACAACATCACGCTGCCGAATGGGAAGAAGACCACCGGCCTCGCCGTCATGGGTGAGATTCTGCAGAACTTGCGGAACCGTGCCGTCGTCGTTCTGCCTGACGACCGGACGCTGCTCGGTACCAGCAACGCCGAGTTTGATTACCAAATTGAATACTTGGAATCGCAGATGCGTGGCGCCGACTTCGAGCGCTATCTCATGCGGCTCGACGAGGAGATCAGCCTTGCGCTGTTCACTCCGCTTCTGATCCTGCGCACCGCCGACGTGGGTAGCTACAACCTGGGCACCACACACTGGAACGTGTTCCAGCAGATGCTGAACGCACTGTCTGGCGACTGGGCTGAGTACATCGACAGGTACGTACTGGCACCGATGGTCAAGTTCAACTTCGGAGCGAACGCCAAGAAGGCGCACATCAAGTTCCGCAAGCTCGGCGACGAGAAGTCGCAGCTCGTCATCACTCTCCTGCAGGCATTGGTCTCCGCGAACAAGGCGGACCTGGATTTGGAGCAGCTCGGTGAGATCGCTGGACTCACTCTTAGTGAGGTCAAGGAAGTCACGACGCCGCCGGACGCGCCTCCATCAGATCCAGCCAATGATTCAGGCTCGGGCGGCGGTGGAGCTGGTTCAACTGGAAAGACAGGAGATAAGGGGGGGTCGGCTAATCGGCGAGCCGGGAGTCAGCTACCGGGTGTGGATTCGGTGCGAGCCCAGATATCGGCTCGAGTTGCCGCCCAGCTGGCGCGTGCGACTGCTGCGCAGGATTCTTCCATTCGACCGGACCTTGGCTTTCGTCGACAGCTTGGCGATGCTTTCGGATCCAGGGCCTCGAGTCATGATCTGGACCGAGTATACACAGTGGCCGGATCGTGGCTTGGCGAGATGTACGACGCAGGAATCCCCGACCTGGCTGGCAAGTTTGACGTCTTCCTGAAGGAACTCCTGGAGGCTCTGGGTGGCGCAGACTGAGATACCGCGAACCTCGCGTCATCAGCCGCGCACGAAGAATGACCTTAGGTGCATGTGCCGTCGCCAATGTTTACTAGCGGTGTTCGGGCTTGACGCTCGGGGTAGGCTCTACCTGCACGTCAAGGTTTACAAGCAGGATCGGATCTTCGGAAACCTGATACTGCGTGGCGGTCCAGTGGAGTTGCAGTGTCGCGAGTGCTTTCGCTGGCATATCATCAACTTCAGAAACAACGAGCCGGTGATGGAAGAAACCAGAGCCCCCGCCGAGATAAGGCAGACGAATGACGACACTGGCACTGCCGAGGGCGCGTAGCTTCTTCACGCTCTCGGACGGGTTCGGGATCCAGCCGAATGTCTACCGCAAGAGCAGCAAGCGTACCCTGGTGGTTGAGCACGCGGCAGTCTTTCGTTCCGGCACGTTCCGCGACAGCAGTGGATACCAGAATGAATGGCTGGATATCCACATGCGGCAGATGTTGGAGAACTTCAACTACCTGCGCAACAACAAGATCTTCGAGAACGTTCCGGTTCGCCTCGGTCATCCCGGGTTCCTGATCAACGGGACGCCTGGCACTGGTGCCGTGGCGGGCTGGCACACGGCGCTCGTGTCGGAGAAGCTCGTCGCTCCGCATGACGGCGTGGAGTATGACTACGTCTTCGCGGACTTCGAGATCTTGGACGGCAAGGCGGCCGACGACTACGAGGCCGGCCTTCTGCGGAACAGGTCCGCGGAGATCATCCCGTACTTCACCAATAACGAAGCAGAATTTTGGCCCACCTATGCGGGGTTCGCGTTCGTGGACATCCCGGCGGTGGAGGGCCTAAACTTCAGCCGCGACACGTCAACGGCCCAGGGCGGGGATGCACCAGCCCGAGTCATCGTCATGTTCGACAAGGAGATTCCAAGCATGACCACTCCCGTTTCGGGCGTTCCGGCCCCGGCAGACCGTCCGGCCCTGGGTGGTGCCCCGCAGGCGCAGGCCCAGGCTCACGTGTTCAGTATCAACGGCCAGGCGACCAGCGACTTCGCCGCTGTGCAGCGGCATATCACCGTGCTGGAGACGCAGGCCTCCGAGACCCGTACCGCCGCGCGTCAGGCGTTCGTCAGCAACCTCGCGCACCACGGTGCGATCCTGGCGGCTGCGATTCCCGACTTCGAGGCCGCTGTCGCGAAGATGGACGACGAGACCTACGACCTGTTCTGCAAGGGCTACGCGGGTGTCGGCACGCTTTCGGCCGTCGGACAGCACGCCGCCCCGGCCGCCGCTGGCGCACAGGGCACCCAGTTCAGCAACGGCGCCGGTGCGGTGGCCAACCCGCAGGCGGAGGAGATCGAGATCGCCAAGCAGGTCGTCGCGGGCCTCCGGCGCAACGGCATGCACGGCGCCCAGCTCAAGTCGCGGCCGTCGTACCAGAAGCTCGTCGCCGCGGGCCTCGAGCAGGCGTAAGCCACACTCGCCGGACGACTGAGAGAGAGCAGAAACAAACATGGCTGACTTCGTCAAGGGTGGGCTTCCGGTCACGCCGTTCGGCGAGAACAACTGGCTGCGGTCCACCAAGCTGGTCCGGACCACGTCCTACACGGTAGCTCGTGCGACGATCCCCCCGGTCACCATCGACGGCGTCCCGGGCCAGCGTGCCCTGCAGAAGGGCACCGTCATGGCCAAGATCACCTCCGGCCCGGACACCGGCAAGATCGGCCCGTTCCAGGCGGCCGGTACTGCCGAGGTGCAGACGGTGACCCCGACCACGGTGACGGCGGGCACCTTCACGCTGACCATCGTCAACCCGGTGACCGGCGTCTCGCGCACCACGGCGGCCATCGCCTTCAACGCCACGGCGGCGGTCATCCAGGCTGCACTCGAAGCACTGGACAACGTCGACGCCGGTGATATCCTGGCGGCTGGCGGTCCCATCAACACCACGGCAGTCACGCTGACCTTCTACGGCCAGTTCATCGGCAACCCGGCGCAGATGACCGTGAGCAACACTGGTCTGACCGGCACCCTTGCGGTCACGACCACAACGGCAGGTGTCGCCGGAGCGGCGGACGGTCGCCAGACGCTGGGCAACATCGTCGGCATCAACAACACCTGGGTGCCGTGGCAGTTCATGGAGCGCGACGTCGAGGTTGCCATCGCCTACGAGGCGGCCGGCGTCCAGGCGTGGTGCATCGAGCTGGACGCGGCAGGCCTGCCGATCACGCTCACGAACACCACGCGCGACCAGATGAAGGGTGGCGTCACTGCCACCATGGACCTGAAGTTCCATTAAGAAGGGTTGCCAGGTATGACTGGTTTCAACGCACCGGGGATGGCCGGTCCTGCTGGCGGTCCTGCTGGCGGTGCCTCGCAGGGCGTCGGTACGCTGACTGGCAGTCCCAACGTCCCGGCGTATGTGCAGTTCACGAACCCGGCCTTGCGTGGAGCCGTGAACCACGCTTCGCCGATTGGCCTCGACCGGATCATCCGGCGCGAGGTCATGCTGGGCATCGTTCGCGAGATCGTTCCGCCACTGCAGCACATCGGTACGACGCTGTGCCCGTGGCTGGAGGTCGACTCGGACGACGTCATCTTCGGCTACGCGCAGGGTCAGGCCGACGGCCTCATCCCGGCCCGCGCCGAGGACGCCGAAGCGGAACTCGCCCAGAAGGATGACACCTTCCTGACCGAGGGCCGGGCGTCCGTCATCGACTGGGCGGTCAAGGACCACTACGACGCCAGCGACGTGCAGCGTGCTCGCGAGTGGCTCCGCATCCGCGAGCTGATGCGGGACCAGGAGGTGCTGCCGCTGACCGCGGGTTCCGCGGGCGCCGACTTCGCCGCCAAGCTCACGCGGGACGCGGTGAAGCGCAAGCGCAAGCTGGACAACCGGATTGAGTGGCTGATCATGTCAGCCCTCTCGACCGGTGCCATCGCCTACAACGATGGCCGCATCAAGTTCGCGGTGGACTTCCTCCGTCCGGGCAACCAGCAGGCGGTCGCGCCGGGTACCACGCTGTCGACGGGCAACGTCCTGGGCACCGGCTGGTCGAACACCAACTCGGACCCGATCGGCGACATCATCGCCATCCAGCAGTACATGTTCGACGTCTACGGGATCACCATCCGCAAGGCCATGGTCTCCCGCAAGATTCTGAACATGATCATGAAGTCGGACAAGTTCGTCGCTCGGTCCGGCCTGGTTGTGGGCGGCACGCCGTCTTCGCCGATCAACCCCAACTACGTGATCGACGGCTGGGGTCCGGCGGCAGCCATCGCCATCGTGGCGCAGCAGACCGGCATCACGTTCATCGAGTACGACTCGGTGTACCGCACGCGGAACGTCGCGAGCAACACCTTCGTGAACAACAGGTTCTTCCCGGAGAACCGCATCCTGTTCATGCCCGACGAGGCCGAGGTCGCCGAGTTCGACGACACCGAGCTGGGCATGGGTCGTCTGCTCACCTCGCCTCATCCGGCGAACAACTGGTCCCCGGGCGTCTACAACTGGGACCACGAGTACGGCGTGGACCCGTGGGGCGCCGACTACGGCACCGGCGTCAAGGCCTTCCCGGTCTTCCCGCACATGGATCTGACGCTCACCTACGACGTCTTCTAGGAGTCTGGCGCGCGCCGCACCTGGGTGCGCGCCAGCTCAGGACGGAGAACAGTAAGATGGCAACCAAGAACGCTGACGGAACGGTCACGCTGCGGACCCAGGGTTCGCTGGCGTACACGCCGAGCATCACGCCGACCACGAGCCTTTCCCGGCCTGCCACTGCGAAGTCGATCGGCGGCGGCGGCTTCGAGTCGTCCGGCCGGCTTGCCAAGCAGAAGGGGCGTTCGATCGCCTCCAAGTCCGCCCGGTAAGTACCCAAGGTTGGGGGTGTCTCTGCGGAGGCATCCCCTTTCCTTACAGTGAGGGAGCAACGCAATGTCCGACCAGCCCGAGAACACCCCGGCCGGTTCGTACCGAGTCGCAGGCAACGACGTCTCCGGTTATCTGGGTGTCGACAACGAGTACATGAACTACGCCGACGAGACTCAGAAGCCGAGCCTCACGGAGGAGGAGCAGTACCTGTTCCTCCCGGCTCCGGTCGACGAGGAAGACGAGTCGGTCGAGGGCTACGGCCCCGTGACGGACGAGGAGAAGTCGGCCGAGTCCGACGACGAGGACGCCGAGCACAAGGAGCAGCGGAACCCGGAGCCACTTCCGGGCGACTTCGTTGCCCCCTCCCAGTCGCCGTCACCCGAAGCCGAGACGGTTACCCTGGCGCCGACGCGTCCGGCCCTGTAGCAACCAGCACTGCAACAAGGAGGATGGGCAGTGTCATACTCCACTCCTGATCAGGTACTGCTCGGGAACATTCCGCTGCCCGCAGCCGACAAGGTGCGCAACGCAGTCGATCGTGCCGCCGACGAGATCGACGGCACGATCGGCTTCCTGTACCAGACGCCGATCAGGTCGATTGGCCCTCACCAGCGTGCAGTCGAGGCGCTGATGATAAACCTCAATAACTGGCTTGCAACCGGACGTCTCGGCATGGAGCTGACGGCAAGCACGCAGCGCGTCGAGCTGCATTCGTACTTTGCTGTCCTCGTGAAGCAGGCAGTTGATACGCTTGCCAGGATCGTCGCCGGAGATATCGTCTTGGAAGGTGTTCCAGTTCCTGGCGGCGGAACTGCAGCGATGTCAGGTCCGGCGATTTACAACAAGGATGACAGCTCTAACGTCGATGACTTTTACGATAAGGTCAGCAATCCGCCGACGTATCCGGCTGAAGGCTTCTACCTGTTCGGGCCGAGGATGTACTTCTAATGCCGACCCGTGCAGATGTAGACATCTCAGTAGACCCAAGCCGCGTCTCCGTGATGCTACTGAAGATGCAGATCAAGCTTCAGGCTGCTGGCCTTGAAATGTTCATGCAGAACACAGTGGTTCCGTGGCTGAAGATCCGCGCGGCCAAGAGGTTCACCTCGGAGGGCGACGACGCATCAGGTAAGTGGACTCCCCTGAAAAAAGCTACCGAGGGGTTTCGTACGCGCCAGGGATTCCCCGCTGCGCACCCGATCAACGTTCGAACCCTTCAGATGTTCGACTTCATCACCAGTGCCAACGGCAGTATGACCGGTGGCTCGGGTTACGCATCGCTCAACTGGCCTGGCTCAAGCGGCCGCGCAAAGAAGATTGACGAAAAGATTCGCACCGCCCAGGGCCTCAAGCCCGGCGTCGTTGCCAGGCCGGTGCTTGGCCTCAGCCAGCGCGACGATATCTTCATCGCGGGCCGCCTCCTCACCCACCTGTTGAGTTGACATGACGATCCTGCCGGATCTTAACTGCTTCCCGAACAACGCCGTGGAGATCCTTGTTCCGCGACTGAAGACGCTTGATGTGGACATTCCTGTCCTCAAGCGTCCATTGCGAGATGGCGACGGCGAGCAGGCAATCGGCGTCTTCGCCAGCACGTGGCTGCCGGACGAGGCGAGCTATGAGATGAACGGCGGCGTGAGCCTGCTCGGGCAGCCACGTGCCGCCAGCGAGCAGACGCTGAGCACCTACACGATCAACGTTCAGGGCTACGTCTTGGACACCGACGAGCAAAAAGGCATCGGCGTTCACAATGTTCTAGCGAAGATGATTCGCGCGTTGCTTTACCGCGACCCGGTGTTGGCCGTAGGATTGGACGCACTTAGCTACACGTTGTTCGGTTCGACCGAGCGGATTCAGCGTAGACGAGTCGGTGTCCAGCGGTACTTGAACGACGAGATCGGCGGCGTGTTCATGTTCCTGTCGACGCTGGAGTACTACATCGAGACAGAGACAACGTAGCTTCGAGACGAGGGCTGAAATGTCAGTTACCCCCGAGCGACTGGCGGAGCAGCGGCGGTACGCCGAACAGCTTCGTCGGGAGATCGCAACGCTGGACTTCGCAGCGCGCGAAGACCTGGTGGAAGCGGAACTCGCTAACCAGAGCGTGGCCCTCGATGAGGAGATCGCGCGGCTGGAGGCCCAGCGCAGTGAGAAGGTTGAGATTGCGGTGCGCCAGGGCGGCGGGTCCGTGGCCGAGGCTCTGGCTGCGATGGAGGCGGTGGAGCGCGAGTCTGCGCTGCCGGTTCCTGCGCCCAGTGCACGTCCGTCGATCGGCGTCACCCCCACCGCCACGAGCACGAGCACCGAAGGTGAGGGCGGCAAGTAATGCCTGGTTTCTCTTCACAGGGTGGTCACTTCGCAGTGATGACTCAGGCCACGCCGGACACCTTCCCGGCTGGCTTCGCTACCACGGCGGTTAACTTCCGCACCCGTGGCGGCGCACTCGCCATCAACCGTGACCTGCTCATTCCCGACCCGGAGATCGGCGGCGGGCGCGACATCGCTGACGCCTACCTGGGTGCGGCCGTCTGGTCCGGCGACATCGAGTTCTACGCCCGGCTCCGGAGCCTTCCGGTGCTCCTTCGTGCGGCGCTTGGTCTCAACGCTGTCGGTCCGACCGGCGCACAGGAGATCGAGACCCTGACGATCACGGGTGCACCGACGGGTGGCACGTTCACCCTGACCTACAGCGCCCAGACCACCACCGCGCTGCCGTACAACGCAACGGCGGCCCAGATCCAGGCGGCGCTCCAGGCGCTGTCGAACATCGGTGACCTGGATGTGATCGTCACCGGTGGCCCCTTCCCGGCCACGGCGGTCGTTGTCTCCTTCGTCGGTGCCCTGAGTGGCACCGTGACGGGCGCGCCACTGACAGCTACGCCAGCCTTCACCGGCGGCACCACGCCAGCGCTCGGCATTGTCCGTACCCAGACGGGCCTCAGTGCAACCCCGGCGAGCAACGGCTACCAGCACACCATCAGCCCCAGCGACCTGGCGCAGCTGCCATTCCTGTCGGTGGAGGAGCAGATCGGTGCCGGCCTGGAGGTCTACAGGTACACCGACGGCGTTGTCAACACTCTCCACCTGGAGTCTGACGCCAACGGCTATCTGATGGGCACTGTCGGCATGATTGCCCGCAAGCAGACTGCGGGTACCACGCCGATGACCGCCGGTCAACTGGCAGCCCAGACTGACGAGTCGGCAATGATCGTCGGCACGAACATCACGATCACCTACAACGGCGTCAGTCTCCCGGCCAAGTCGTTCAACTTCGACTTCAACAACAACTTCGAAGACGACGACTTCCGACTGGGCAGCTTCAACATCGGCGACCTCACCCCGAAGCGTCGCGAAGTAACGGTCGGCGTGAGTATCCGAGAGTCGAGCAACGCGATGTGGCGTCAGGCTGCATACGGCGGTTCGGCTCTGGTGACGCCGGGTGGCCTGATCACCAAGCAGGGTCTCGTGATCACGATGAGCACTTACGAGACGCTCCCTGGCGTCACGTCCCCGCTGACCCCGTTCACGCTCACGCTGAACTTCCCGTCGGCGGCGCTGACCCCGTACGCCTACGACCCGTCTGGGGACGACGTCATCGAGTCCGATCTGACCTTCCAGATCGTGCGCAACCAGAGCTACCGGCCGCTGGTGTACTGCTACGTCGTCAACGACGTGGCGACCATCGTGTAAGCTTCTCGATTCCCGGACCCCCGGATTCGAGATGGGGGCGGCGGCAGGCCGGACTCGCGGCCGGACGATATCACCTGCCGTCGCTCCACTAAACAAGAAGGCCTAGAAAGGGCGAACAGGCATGACCATGCCGGACCCGCGGCTCGCGCCGCAGCAGACAGTGCAGTTCCCGCCGCCGAACTTCCAGGGTGGCGTCCCGGCCCAGGTGCTCGACCCCAGCGCGCCTGGATACGGACAGTTCCAGTCGCCGTACCAGCAGCCACAGCCCGAACCGACCGGCTTTACCGGCGAGGTCGAGGTCGAGGAGTACGGCGACTACTACGGCTTCTCGCAGGAGCACGTCTACTTCCTGCCCGACGGCAAGCTGTGGATCAAGTTCAAGGTGTTCACCGAGGGCGACCTCGCCATGTACCACAAGCTCCTCAAGCGGGATGTCGTGGTCGAGAAGACCAGCGGTGACGCTCGCATCAAGATCGATCAGATCGAGGAGCGTCACGCCCTTCTTCACGTGGCTGTCACCGGCTGGTTCATGATGAAGAAGACCCCAACGAAGGGATGGGTGCAGCAGCCCTTCAGTAACGGCCGGGGTGGCACCGAGTTCGACAAGTGGATGAACGTGGCGAACCCGGAGATCATCGCCGACCTCGCCGAGGCCGTCCGCAAGGAGAACCCGTTCCTGCTCGGGACCGGCGCCGACACCATCGAGGCCCTCGACAAGCAGATCGACCAGCTCCAGAAGCAGCGCCAGGAACTGGTGGACCGGCAGCGGGGGGAAGCCGTCTCCGCGAACAGCTAAGGGACTACGTACGGGGCCGGGAGATTAGTAGTCCTGTCCCCGTACTAAGGTTGCTAGCTGTCGCGGATGCGATGGAGTTCCGGCATCTTCCTGTTGCTGGTGGGATTTACGATCAGCACCCTGAGTTCATCGAGGCGATGATGCGCTTACTGTCGGAGCGCGGTATTCACGAGCGCGAAAAGCAGAAGGCGCGCGATAACGAGAACAAGCAGGGAACCAGGATGCCCAGTCATCCACGGCGTAAACGGTAGGTGGGGGTGACCCCCGTCGTTTGACATCAAGCGACGGGGGTCGTACTCTGTGTTGCGTCGGGCACCAGAGGCCCATGGGGACTCACGAAGGTCCACAGAGGGGCTCTAGCCAGTGACAAGTTTTATCAACATCCAGATTCGGATCATGGCGCAGCAGGCGATGCGCCAGATTCAGCAGATGCAGGGCCAGATGAACGGCCTTGGCGGACAGTTCGGCAGGGCCAACAACTCTGCCCAGGGGTTTCGTAATACGCTCTCGGCCACGTCCCAGCACGTCACTCGGTTCGGTAGCCAGATGCAGTGGACCGGCCGACAGGTGGAGTATAACTTTACGCTACCAATAGTTGCAGCTGGCGCGGCGGCAATGAAGTTCGCGCTGGAAAACGAAGCTGCAATGGTGCGCGTGGAGAAGGTCTACGGCGACGGCACGCAGACTCTCGAAGAGATGCGGCACGAGACCGATGCGCTCGGTCGTGCGTTTGAGCAGCTATCGAATAACTTCGGCGTGAACCGTGCGCAGGTTATCGCCATTGGTGCCGACTGGGCTGCCGCCGGATCCTCGGGTCTCGCTCTAGCTAAGGCTGTCGAGCAGACCCTGAAGACTATGATCCTCGGCGAGATGGGCTCGACGGAGGCAACGCGAGCACTCATTGCAATTCAGGCACAGTACACCCTGAGCACGAAAGAGCTTACCGAAACCATCGACATGCTCAACATGGTGGAGAACCAGACCGCCATTAAGCTGTCTGAACTGGTGGAGGGCTTTTCGCGTGCCGCCGGTACGGCACGTTCCGCTGGCGTCTCAACGCGCGAACTTGCCGCGATGATGGCTGCCCTCGTGCCAGCTGCCGGTACTGCCGCACAGGCTGGTAATGCACTCAAGACGATCTTCTCGCGGATGCTGGCCCCGACCGAGGAGGCCAAGGATGTCCTCGGCTTGATGGGCATTAACACCGCCGACATGGGGTGGCAGTCATTGAGCGCTGCTGACCGACTCATGACTCTCGCCAAGGCGTTCACCAGCCTCGGCGGCGCTGAGGAGGATCACCTTACCGGTCAGGCGGCAGTGGTCAGCTCGCTGGTTGCCAGCCGATACCAGATCAACAAGTTCGAAGTCCTCATGCAGGACATGGTCCGGACGCAGGGGCGCTACCAGACCGCGCTGCGTGTGACCGAAGATGAGCAGAAGGTCTTCGACCAGTCGGTTCGAGAGCTGAACGCGGTGCTGGATAGCAACCCGCGTAAGCTTGAGATGATCAAGGTGCTGATGCAGAACGCATTGGCAGACGCGATCCAGCCGATGATCCCGGCTATCCTAAGTCTGGCCAGTTCGGCGGCGGCGTTCTTCCAGAAGCTCAGTGAGCTGAATCCTTCGGTACTGAAGCTCATCACCGTACTCCTACTGCTGATCGCAGTAGTAGGTCCGTTGCTTCGGTACCTTGGGGCCACGTTCGTACTCCTTGGCTCCCTCGGTCGCGCCTTCGCGTTTGCCTCCACTCCAGTCCTCATGCTGGCTAGCGCGTTGTGGGTTCTGATCAAGATCCCGGTGCTTGCGTTCCTGTCGGTTGTCAGCAAGGGCGTCATGATGTTCGGCTTCATTGTGAGTCGAGTGTTCCTGGGCATCGGACTGGCATTCAAGTTGATGTGGCTCGGACTCAAGCTGCTGGCAGCTCTGACCTGGGTCGGCGTCGCGAGCATGATGGGCGCCTGGCGATTCTTCGTATTCAACATGATGGGCCTGCCCGCCGTACTGTTCGCGCGCGTTAGTGCAATCTTCGTCGCCGGATTCCAGACGCTGCGTGGCATCACGATTCTTGGCTGGGCCAACATCCGCGCAATCTTCTTGGCAATGACTGCAGCTGTTGGCATCATTCCTACCGCTGTCGCTTCACTGTTCCTGGTGTTGGCTTCTCAGTTTTGGGCTGGATTCCTTGGCCTGGCAACCATTGCCCAAAGGGCAACGGTTATGCTCAGCGGAGTTCTGTACCGAGGTTGGGCTGCACTTTTCATCGTGGCAAACGGAATGTTCTTCACCTTGCGCAACATCTTCGTTGCGGGGTGGGCGTCCGTTCAGGCGGCAACCGCCACGGCCTGGGTCGGACTCAGGGCGCTGTTCGTCGCGGGCCGGGCAGCACTGCTTGGCATCTGGCTGACGATGCAGACTGTCATGCTGGTGCAGTGGCGGGCGATGTGGGCTGCCATGGTGCTGATCGGTGCGAACTTCATGTCGAGGATGCGTGGCATTTATGTTGCGTTCCTGATGATGACGCGCACGTTCAGTACATCCGTAATGGCGGCGCTGACGGGTCCGTGGGGTGCGGCCATTGCTCTTGTGATCCTTCTGGTGGTGATGTTCTGGGACGAGTTGAAGCAGGCCTGGAAGGCTATCGTCGAGGGAACCATCAAGGCGTTCAATGCGCTGCCACAAGGTGTACAGAACGCTATGCTGAATGTGGTTCGGGTTGTGCGGGCAGCCGTCATGGCAGTCTATAACCTGTTCAGCTGGATGAACCCCTGGGCGCACCACTCGCCGTCGCTCGTGGAAAATGTCACCTCCGGCGTGGCCGAGATCAAGAATCAGTTCGGTAGCCTCGGGGACATCGGCAGTGTATTCCAGCAGGCAGGTCTCGATCTCGAAGAGTTCGGGATGCACGTCCGCAAGCTCCAGGCTGCAGCAGACGCGAAGGCGTGGGAAGATCTTCGCAAGCAGTTGCAGTCCATTGCGCCTGCGGCTATTCCAAGCTTCGACAAGTTGGTATCGATTCTGGGTCCGCTCAAGGACCTACTCGAAGATATCAACGTAGACCTGCGTGCACAGCAGATGATCGTCGACAGTCTCAAGCCTGGGCTGGACGCGGCTAACTCTGCGTACGACGAGCAGAAGAACATCCTCGACGGGCTCGCGAAGGCTGCCGACGCCTACCAGAACCAACTTGACGCCGCAAAGCAGAAACTGGAAGACTTTGCCTCTGCGCCCATCGAAGGCATGAAGGCGATGGGTGATGCCATCTTCGCCAATACGATGGAGCAGAAGCGCCTTCAACTGCAGCTCATGCAGATGGAGGATGCGGTTGGGCCACTCGACCAGCTCCAGGGTCGCCTCGATGCCATTAATGGGCAGATGGAGTTGCTGTCGGGCGAACAGACCAATCTTCGCAATGCCGGGGCGGGCAGCGAGATCCTGTCTCAATACGACGACCAGATCGCTGCACTCGAAGACCAGCAGCGAGCCATCAACGAGCAGGTCAAGCCGCTGCAGGATCTGTCCGACGCGATCGATGACCTCGGCCGCAAGGGGCAGATGCTGGATCTTGAAAACAGTCTGAAGTTCGATCCCCTGAAGAAGCAGATCGATGATGTTGCCCACTCTATGAAGGAGTTGCCGTTCGAGGAGATCCTTGCCGGGATCACCGAGCAGCGTGCCGCGGTCGATGACCTGACCCAGAAGTATAACGAGGCGCAGGACGCCGTTGACGCACAGAAGGAAGTCGTCGATCAGCTCGACGCCGCGCGTCAGGCCCTGCAACTCACGTATGATCTGGAGAAGGCGAAGCTAGACGAACTCACCGACAAGTACCAGCAGGTCGAGGATCGCATTCGGTCCATTGAGCAGGCGTTCCGTGATCTTGGGCAGGCAGCCCGGGATGCATCCGATGCCTACGTCTCGCCTGGCGTGCAGAACTTCCTGGATGCCGCTGGTGGTAGCTTCCCCGACCCAGGCGGCAAAGGCGGCATGGGTCGTGAACAGACCGACATCGCGGATCAGTCCAAGTTGATCGACGACTTTACCAAGGAGCTTGCTGACAAGACGAAGAACATGTTCGGCATGTTCGACTTCTTGGAGCCGATCAAGAGGGGGTGGAACAAGGCGTGGGGATGGGTTAAGGAAAACATCGGCCCGACGTTCGGCGAGATCGGCGGAATCTTCGGCGAGAAGATGGCAGGCCTGAACCCATTCAAGGGCGCGAGCAAGTGGGTCGAAGCTGGCAAGGAGATTCTCGGCGATATCGGCGGATTCTTTTCGGACATCTGGAAGCTCATTGGTCCAGATGTTATGAAGATCTTCAGTGAGACCTGGAAGGCGCTCCAGGATGGATTCAAAACCATCCAGCCCGAGATTGCGAAGTTCAAAGATCTCATCGGACCCGCTGGTGAATCGATCAAGACCATCTGGTCGGCACTCGGGCCGATACTTGGCGTCATTCTTGGCCTCCTTGTTGCGGTTGTCAAGGTGTTGCTTTCGGGATTGGCTGGTCTCGTCGGTCCTCTAATCAAGGGCATTGCGGATGTTATCGCTGGCATCATCCGGGTGATTCGGGGACTCATCGAGGTAATTGTCGGCATCTTCACGGGCGACAAGGACAAGATCTGGAGCGGCGTCAAGGATATCTTCCTTGGCCTGTGGGATATCATCGTGGCAGCACTCGAGGGTCTAGCCAGTTCCCTCCTGGGCCTCTTCTGGGGCCTGGTCAATGGCATCGTCGAGGCAGCCATCTGGCTGTGGGACGAGCTGGTTGGCCACTCGATTATCCCTGACATCGTCAATGGCATCAGCGAGTGGTGGGACAAGCTTGTAGCTTGGACGAAGGCGCCGTTCCTCCTGATCAAGGACATCATCATGGCGGTGGTGGATTGGGCGAAGGGCAAGTTCGACGAGTGGATCGAGAAGACCAAGTGGGTCCGCGACAAGATTAGCGAATACATCGGAGCCGTGACCGACAGGTTCTGGGACATCGTCACCAATATCAAAGGCGTCTGGGATAACTTCTGGAGCTGGATCGACCGGATCGTTGACAGGCTGAACGGCATGAAGGATCGGTTCTCGTTCGGCGGTATTTTCGATGGGCTGAAGAACGCCTTCAGGGATGCGATGAACTGGATCGTAGGCAAGTGGAACAACCTGAGTTTCGGAGTCGGAGACTTCAAGATCGGCACGCCGGACATCGACTTCTTTGCGAGCGGCGGCGTGACCAACGGGGTTGCGGTGGTGGGCGAGGGTCGGTCACAATATCCGGAGTACGTCATCCCGACGGACCCGAATTACCGCAAGCGTGCGGTTCAGTTGTTCGCCGATCTTGGTAAGCAGCTTGGTGTTGGCAGTTCGCGCGAGGGTGCACTGCTTGCCAGCATTGTGGCGGGACAGAAGCACGGCGCCTTCGGCCAGAAGGTTCAGATGCTTGCGTCTGGCGGAATTACTGGTCGTAACTGGAAGTTTCGCGGAGTTGGTGGTAGCGCCGTAGTCTTCGCGCCAGTCACCAAGCACTCGGAATATCACTTCCATGGCGACCTGTCCTTCCCGAACATCAAGAACGGCGAGGACGCAGAGACGTTTGTCAGGAACCTTGAAGCATTGTTGAATGAGGGATAATGAGTGCAGTAGAACTTCGCGCCTTGGGGACGACTGCAACGTACGCCCCCGTGATGAAGCGCGCCACTGCTCACCTCTCGACTGGGCAGTCTGTACTGGTTGTTCCGGACATGAACTTGGTTGGTGCCCAGGGAGCTGACGTCTCTGGCACCGCCAAGTTTCTGGTGTACGTTTCGACTGACTCTGCTCGAACCGCGTACACCATGTTCGCCTATACGCCAGCCGTCGCACCGATGCTTGCCGCAAAGAGTGCGATCTGCTCTGTGGCCCGATCGGCCAGTGACAACAGACTCCTCATCGCCTACCAGGGCATCGACAACAGCGTTCGCCTGATCACACTTGCGTGGTCAGGCACCGCGTACACCGGCGGCACCGAGCAGACGGTTATCGCAGCCAATGCCGTGACGAACCGCATCAGGGCGATCGACGTTGACGACACTGGGCCGAGCATCATCAGCCCGGCGGTGGCGGTGTACGAGTCGCTGGCCAGCAGTGGACAGGGTGCTTACGTCAGGGCGTACATTCGTAAGGATGACCAGACGACGTGGATCAAAGCCTGGGAAGAGCAGATCTTCACCAGTCAGTTCATCAACGCTGGCAGCGAGGACATCTGTATCGCGTGGGACGCGAGTAATCTTTCGGCGAACGTGAACCGCCTGGCGATCTACTACACGCGCAACCACACGACGGGCGACCTCGGAGACAAGGTCGTTGAGATCAGTGTGAACGTCAACACTGCGACGACGAACTCGGCCACGTTGACGGGCACATGGTTCAGCAATCTGAATCAGAACATTGCCGCCGGAACGCGCCGCGGCTGGCTGTTCAGCGAGGCGAGTGGCGTCTGGATGTTTGCCACTTCTGTTGGCAGTACGTCGCCGTTCTTCATGGCGGCGCGACTGTATCACAACGTCTTCACCGGCATCATTCAGAACAAGACTGTTCAAAGTCCGGCCACCCAGGCGCAGCCTACAAGCGTCTTCAATATCGTGCGATCGATCTTCCCGCAGGGTGCGGTGGCCTGCAGCTTCTCCGACGGTCGAGTGATGTTTACCTACTCGGGTCTCGGCCTCCTGGTCAGCTACACTACGCGGTCCGTCGTTATCAGGTTTTCGACGACGACGACTGTAACCTCCGCACTCTCTATCGACACAGCGCCGCGTATCTTTGACCTGGGATACACGTTGGCCGACGGTGTCATCGGAGTATACGGCGGTGACAATAAGCGCCTTTCGGTAGGCGACTTCCAGTTCAACGTGATGGCGATGTATGGCAACAAGGGCGTGTCCCTGAATGCCATAAACAACGACACCTTTGACCGCACCGTCGCAAACGGCCTTGGCACGTCGAACAGTGGCTACGCCTGGAGCGTGATCGGTACCGCCTCGAACTATGCGGTGAACGGCTCGGCTGCTACCATGTCAATGGCTGCGGTCAACACAGCGTATAAGGCGATAACGACTGCTGGACCAAGTGCTGCCGACAGCTCGCAGTACGTTGACATCACGGTTCCAGTTCTGGCAACTGGCGCCACGATTAACGTTGGCCTTGTTGCCAGGTACCTGAACGCGAGCAACTTCTACGAGCTGAATATCAACTTCCTCACCACCAACGCGATTCAGCTGACGGTCAACAAGACTGTGGCCGGAGCGGTTTCGACCGTCGCAGGCCCAACCGCATCCGGCCTGACTCACGTGGCTGGAACGACGTATCGTATCAAGCTTCTGGTGACGGGCAACGCGATTAATGCCTACATCTGGAGTCCGGGCGGCGTGGAGCCAGCTCCACAGATCGCGACGACGGACGCCTCGCTGTCGTCGGCCGGGCAGCAAGGTTTCAGCTGTAGCCGAAACACTGGCAACACGAACGGCGTACAGTCGATCACCTTTGACAACTACGCGTACTTCGCGGCACTTCAGTTCATCTCGCGAAGGGCGCGAGCGGTGACCGAGGATGTTCCGAGTGCGCCTACGGTTGTTGCGCCGATCAACACAGTCGTAGCCAAGAACACACTGGATATGCGCGTCCAGTCCCAGAATATCAACATCTACAGTAACGCCCTGGGGAAGGTCGAGGTTCAGCTCGCGGTCGACGCCGGATTCACTACCAGTCTGCGCACCATCACTGAGGCGGACTCTAGCTACGTTTCCCTTTCGGCAACGACTGGGACGACCCCGCCTATCAGGGTCACGACACTGACAGCGAGTGGAGTAAATGCTCTGTTCGCAGGCACTTGGTACCTGCGTGCGAGGATGATTGACGATCTGGGTGGCGCGTCATCGTACAGCGCAACGGTCAGCTTCATCGTGTCCCATCCGCCGACCGCTACGCCCACAGCGCCGGCCGCCGGGTCCAGCCTGATCTACGGAACTGGCGACGTTACATTCAGTTGGAACTTCAGTGACTCGGAGCCGACAGATACTCAGTCTGCCTATCAGGTCATTGTTGCCCGACTGGACACTGGCGCAATAGTCTGGGATTCTGGCAAGGTTATCTCATCCGCTAAGTCGGCGGTAAACAACTTCGCATCGGGACTGAAGGACATCCCGATGCAGTGGACCGTATCATTGTGGGACTCGGGCAACTCGCAGGGTCCGCTCTCTGCGCCGGGCATGTTTACGGTCATGGACCCACCCACCGTGTCCATCACGGCGCCCACGGGTGCCAGCACGGTGACCACGGCGCTGCCCACAATCACGTGGAACTTCACCGCTGGTGGCACTCGGACCCAGCGCGGCTATCGTGTACTGATTTACGATCGTGACCCGGTTCCGGATGTCGTCGTTGCTGATACTGGCTGGCTGATGGGTGCGGCAGTTTCGTATACCTTCCCCACGCAGGTGCTACAGCAGAGCGACATCAACGCATTTACCGAGGGCTTCGAAGCAGGCGTCGCGGGTTGGACGGCGACGAACTGCACGATCGCATCGAATGCCGTCAACTTCCACAGCGGCACCAAGTCGGCGCTGCTCACTGTGACCGGCACGCCAACCCAGGCGTACGCTCGTCCTGGAGAGATTCCCGTGGTCGGTGGCGACTGGTACTATGCTTCGACCTGGGTGCACTGTGTCGCGGGCTACTCGCTGGTCGGCGTCGCCATCGACTGGATCGACGCGACCCACACGTACATCAGCACCACGATCATGCCTGGCAATGGCGGCCCACTGGCTGCGAACACCTGGGAGCAGCGCGTCATTGCATCGGCACAGGCTCCGGCTAATGCCGCGTACGCTGTAGTTGGTCCGACGATCAGTGGCAACCCGCCCACGAGCACTGCGGTGTCGTTCGACGATGTGGCATTCGACGAACTCAACTACCAGGTGTATGTATACGTCCAGGACACGGTTGGACTCCAGGCAGTTGACAACGAACTGTTCATTACGGACTGGGTGCCACCGGCCCAGGCCGCCGCAACGGCCACCTCGCTTGACAACTTCAAGATTACGGTAGCCTGGACGAATGCGGCCCAGGACGCCAACTGGATTTCGTGGCGGGTATACAGGCGCTACATGGTGACGGCAACGTCGGACCTGGATCTGTATGACACGGCGCATGTATGGACCCTGGTGGACGAGCAGTTCGCGTCCTCGGCTAGCATGTCGTTCCAGGACTATCTGGCCCCGCTGAACAGGCAGATTCAGTACTGCGTGGTTCAGCTGGCTGACCGATTCGGGTCGATGATCGAGTCGGACATTGTAAGCATGTCGACGATTACCTTGGTCGGTGACCGGTACTACTTCGTACCCGAGGTTCCGATCGGCTCCATCGCATCGTTCGAGGCGGCCAACGTGACGGCCGATGGGTTCGCCAAGGAAGTCGAACAGGCAGTCATCCACGTCAAGGGTCGCGGGCGCCAGGTTCAGATCGGTGACGACTTGGGTTACATCGGAAGTCTCACCATCAAGTTGCGCAACCCGGCAACGGCTCGCCGGGACCGCGAGTTCTTCGAGTTCCTGTCCAGCGACGATGCTGGAAACGTCTACATCAGGAGCCCCTTCGGTGACGTCTTGTATGTAGCCTTTGGTAACATACCCACGACCCGAATCGCTGGGACTGGCCTGGGCGACATGGCTGACATTACAGTCCCTTACATGGTTGTGTTCGGCACTCTGCCGGTCACCCGTAACTCCTGAGAGGGTGGCGTTATGAGCTTCGCGCCCGGACCCTACCCTCCAATTCCGGACCAGGGTCTACCGCCGGACGAGGTGATTGATGCCTTGATCGCTGGCATTGTTCGTATCACTCGGCGGGTAGAGATTTACGAGAACGATGCGATTACTCCCTTCGACATTCCACTGTGGGATGGGCGACTTGTCGACGGAGAGGTGACCGTCGACCGCGAGCGTGACGAGCGTCGCATGTGCGACGTCACCCTCACGAACTACGACAACGCCTTGCGGATCAACCCGATCGACGGATTCTGGTACGACAAGATTCTCAAGGTGTTCTGGGGTATCCGGTACTTCTCGGCGGGCGTCGAGAAGCGATGGGAAACTCAGATCGGCGAGTTCCTGATCGACAGTATCTCCGAGGCGTCGTTCCCGCACACCGTAAAGATCGTCGGCAGGGACTACGCAAAGAAGTGTCTTCAGACAAAACTTAAGAGCAGCCTCTCGTTCTCGCAGTATACACCTGTCGAGGATATCATCGCCGCCCTTGCGGGCAACAGTGGCATCACGAAGCTGTCGTTGCCATACACCGGCCAGGGCTTCGCTCAGGACATCGTGTTCGAGCGAGGCACCGAGCGCTGGAAGGTGATGCGTCAGCTTGCCGAATCTATCGGGTATGAGCTATACTTCCGTGGTGACGGCAACCTCACCATGCGTCCGTACGGCGACCCGACCTTGAGTCCGCTACGATGGATCTTCAATCAGAGTCCACTCGACGGGACGCTGGTCAACTACGAGCGGACCAGTAACGACTCGAGAATCAAGAATCACATCATCGTCACGGGCGCCACTACGACCGACCTGAACGGCTTCACTCAGACTGCATTTGGCGAGGCGATCAACAACGACACTATCTCGCCCACGAGGGTGTCGCGCATCGGCGACAGGGTGGACCCTATCGAGTCTGACTACATCACCGACAGCGTCCAAGCGCAGGCACTTGCGGAACAGCGCCTGCGCGTTTCGGCGCTGGAAGAGTTCGACATCAACTTCGAGAGCGTCATCATTCCCTGGCTTGACGGCGGTGATATCGTTGACATCGTAGACAGGGGCGAGGGAGAGTATGTCCCGAGCCGGTTCCTGTTGGTCAACTTCACATTCCCGCTAGCACTGAATCCGATGACAGGTACTGCCAGGCGTGTCACCATCGTCGGGACCACGCATGCTCTGGAGTATCAGTAATGACTGACGAAACAGTAGGATTCGATAAGATTGACACGGCCTCCCGCGTGCGGGAGGTGATCAAGAAGCTTGCCAGGCAGACTGTGGCAAACGAGGTTCCGACCAAAAACATCGGTCGAGTTATGTCGGTTGACCTGCCGCGGCTCAGGGCGACGGTCTGGTTCCCGAACGACGAGCAGCCAATCGAGGTCAGGCTGCTAAGCTCGGTTATCCCCGGCGAGTGGCAGCATAAGTCTGCGACGAACGGCGGGTACGACTCGCTGTCGGGCTACGGCTCGCAGGCTGTGGTGCAGCGCCTCAATGGTTCGCTGTACATCACCGAGGTACTGACTGGCGGGCAGTTCAGTTTCGACCTCCGAACGATGAACCACAGCATCGTCGCACAGAAGGCTACTCCTACCTCGGCAGGTAACACGACAAGTATCGAGCCGATCGTGGACCAGCCACTCGAGACGTTCATCAATTGCCGCGTTGTTGACAGCACGATCAACGAGGATCAGGCGATCGAGTTCGGCCCATTCACCCAGTACTACTCTGGCCAGCCTGGCATCGGTTTCATTGAGATGACGGTTGCACTTTCGCCGAACCGGGGAACCAAGTACTACAAGTTCGTGGTGAACCCCGCCCAGGAGTTCGACCACCCGGGCAGTACCGGAATCCTGGACAGCTGGTTCCGGATCATGTCGGAACACAGTATTGCGGACTCGGCTGGCACGATCGCTACGGCGGCGGACTGGGACCTGGACATCAGCTATAAGCGTACTGCGTACGGCAACACTAGCGAGTACGCGGGGTACCCTGAGATCTGGTTCCGCATCGTCAAGCGTTCCACGTGGACTGGCGGCCTCGATGCGTTGGTCACCCTCAGGGCCACCAACATTCAGAAGGCCCGCTCCTTGGGTGGTCGAGAGCTGTTCATGCAGGAGAAGCGAACTGGGCCGACCGAGATCCACGGGCACCTCGGATTTCACAACTCCAAGCATCTGTTTCGCGACACAGACGACTATGCGCTGTTCGACAACTATGGACGCGTCACGCTGGCAGGTACTGGCTGGCAAACGTCCGACTCTGGCCAGGTGTGGTCCGGCACCACTGGCATGAACGTCGACGGCGTATCAGGTGTCATGTCGCACACGGCTGCTAATCAGACATTCACTGCCCGTATCAACGACAACCAGACCCAGGTCGACGGAACCTGGGTGGTGTGGGTCGAGCAGGTCGCACTCGGTGCAGAGTTCCAGACGCAGGGTATCTTCAGGTTCCTCGATCAGAATAACAAGGTCGCGTTTAAGGTTATCTTTGACCTGCTCGGCGTGGTCAAGCTGTCGGTGATCGAAAGCTATCTTGGTGTGCACAACTTCGTAGGATCAGACGTCACCATGCCGTTCACGTACGCGGCGAACACGAAGATCCGAGTACGCGTGAAGATTACAACTGTCGGCGCGTACTACTTCAAGGCGTGGCTCGACGGCACTCGCGAACCAGAGACTTGGACCAAGACGGGCAGCATCCCCAACATCACCGGTGGAACGAACTACGGGTACGGATTCCAGAACACAACCGGTGGCGCCAACTCGAACCCTCGCCCGTCGAACATCCACTTCGCCGAGGCGAAGCTGTACGTTGCCAACCCGACTCTGGACAACGGCGGCGCACAGTGGCACACCGGGCCGTGGCGGAGTGGCCTGCTGCGAGTTGCGAGTGATGTGCAAAAAGCCTTCACCACGTCCGTTGCAGGCTGGGGTTGGGATGGCAGTAGAGTCAAGTGGTACGTGATTTTCCTGCACGGACCCGGCCCCCACCGTAACGGGCTCGCAGTGGGTAGATCCAATCTTGAGATGCCAGACGTTGGCGCCACGATCCCTGTAGTTCCTAACGGAACTACAGTTACCGTTAACAGTTCCGGGATTCCACTCGCTCCGGAGCAGGCGTTGTACTGTGCCATTCCGCCCGGCTCCGACTGGCGAGACCTTGGCCAGTTCCTGTTCATCGTGGATGGAACAAGCACTCGCGACTATCAGCTGCCCGAGTGGGCAGTGCTGATCGCCTCGCGTGGGCCATCTGGTAATGCCGTCTTTGCTTTCAATGCTCGTCCCGAGTTGAAACTGGGCGACGGAAGTCAGCTAGACTCGTGGCATGCACTTCCGTTCCGCGGTGGCTGGTCGGACTATGGCGGTCAGTGGCAGGGCGCACAGTACCGCATGGAGCCTGGTAACGTAGTCCGCCTGCGTGGGCTCTTCAAGGCAAACGCGGCAACTGTTGGAACGCCCTCGATTGTTGGCGTGTTCGCCGATATGCCTACCTTCTTTTCGCCGCCGCTAGAAGAGGTTTTCCACACCATCGCTTCGGGCAGTGGACTCGGGGCGGCACGCATCGAGGTATTCCCCGATGGCAGGCTGGAGACTCCACAGCAGATGAACGGCGGCGGAGCTCTGTGGATCTCGCTGGCAGGTATTACGTGGGTAGCCAACATGTGACGATGCTTGACGCGCCGTGTAGCTTCATGATGGAAGGAGGGCCAACAATGTCTGAACCTGAACAGCCAAGCGACAAGAGCCCACTCTGGAACCTCGTCCATCTCAGCCCGGCACTGTATATCGGCCTTGTCGTAGCAGTTGCTGGCGTCCTCGGCGCCTTCGGTCTGGCCATCAGTGGCGAGCAGAAAGAGTCTCTCGGGACTCTCGTTCTCTCGGTGGTTGCTATCCTGCAGGCCGTGTGGACGGGCGCCAAGACGACTCCCAACAAGAAGGTCGTCGTTGTTGCGCCAGACCCGATCGCCCAGCCGACGCTGGTAGTGCCGGGCGAGGCGACTACTACGGCCCGACAGGTCGACATTCTCGACGCTGCGCGTGGCATGCCCCAGTAAGGGAGAGTCATGTTCGTGCGGGTATTCTTCGGGTGGCTCGGCAAGAGGTACCCGCACCGAGACTGGCGGGCGGTTCGCACATTCTGTGCGTGGCTGGTCATCGATGTAGTGCTGGTCAACTGGCCGGTGTCGATGCTCACCTACGCCAGCAACGAGCCGCCCCTCATTCTTTCACTCAGTTGGTTGGCGCTGTTGATTGAGGCTATTAGCCTCTTGACGGCAAGCCAGGTCCACGAAGAGACGGGAACCAATTAGATGTTGCTGACGCCAGACTTCACACTGCCAAGCCCAAACGTGCGCGCCTCGAACACCACCGACGCGGTGTGGTGGCTGAGGTGCCACCTGCTCGAGTTGGAGCCGGACACAGAGGACGGCGGCACCTACGCCAACAAGCCCGGGTTCCACAACAAGGGCAAGCAGGTTCGCGACAACGGTGCTTACAACTCGACCACGGATTATTCTATCCGGCAGGCCGTCAACCGCGAAGGTATTTGGTGGCGGGAATTCAGCTCCGCCTTCGACTGGACCTTCAAGTCCGCACAGCGTGGTGACTACTCGAACATCGCCACGTACACGCAGCGACTGTTCGCCGCGGCGCTCGATCCGAACGACACACGCCTCGACGGTCTGTACGAGTTTTACGGTCAGGCCGACTTCGACAAGGTCGTGGAAGGCTACAACGAGTGGGAAGAGCGGAACGTCAGTTCCGATCCGTCTCACCTGTGGCACCTGCACTTCTCGTTCCTCCGCAAGTACACCGGCGACTTCCTCATCATGTACGCCATCTACACTGTCCTGGCTGGCTGGACCATGCAGGAGTGGCTCGACAGCTTCGGCGACACTCCGGTCGAGACGCCTCCTCCCACGCCGATCCCGATGCCGGAGGGACTCCCGTTCTATCAGCTCGGCACCCGCGTGCTGCGGGACCTCAATCCGGACATGACGGGCACCGACATTCTGTACATCCAGAAGTTCATCGGTCCCGAGAAGTGCGGCGCAGCTGACGGAGGCTACGGCCCCAAGACCACGTCCGGTGTCCGGTGGTATCAGCGCATGCGCGGCCTCAACGACGATGGCATCGTCGGCCCTGCCACCTGGCACAACATGGGTGTGCGGTAACCTTCTAGTTTAACTACGCACGCGGAGGGTATGCGAGCAATGTCGGCTCTCCAGGTAGGCATCGCCGTGATCAGTGCGCTGGTCGCCGTGATCCAAAGTGGAGCCGTTGCGATCCTGGTTTGGGTCTTCAAGCGGGTCATCGGCGGCGGCCTGGTTGCAAGAAGCGTTCTAGAGGACGTCCGCAAGGACCGTGACGAGAGGGTGGCCGACGCCGTAGAGGCTGCCGCTTTGTGGCAGGCTGCGCATATCAGGAGTGAAGAAGCGCGCGGGGTGCAGGCAGCGCACGTGAATCAGCTGCTCGAAACAGGTCGGATTGCTGAAGCACTGCTGCGCTCCCTGCAGCCCCACGACAGGGAGCCTCAGACGTGAAGTGGAAGCTACGGTTCTTCGGGGGAGGGCCAGATGATGACGTGGACACCGTAGATCTTACGGAACAGAAGGTCGCCGCGCGGGCGGCACTTGCGAAGTCCACCCAAGCTCTGGCGGAGGCACGGCGACGCGGACCGGAGGTAGCGCGCGTAAGCAGATCGTTGCGGGAGATCCGGGCGAAGAATCATTTCGCCGAGATGATCCAGGATTCTTTCAGGGGTAGTACATCATGATCACCGTACTGATCGGCCTCACTGCCTTGGGGGCGATTGGCTTCTGTTTCTTGTATGCGTTGCTGGCCCCGTTCTACAAGAGCGAGGGCGGCTGGAATATGATGGCCTTCATGGTCATCGTCGGCACGATGGTGACGCTGTCCCTCTACTTCCGGAGTACTGGCACTCGGGCGCCGGACTGGTTGGCATATGTCCTGTGGGGGATGTGCTGCGCGTGCGTGTGGTGGAGGGTCACAATCCTTCTGCGGGCGCAACTCAAGAGATGGACTTCCCGCTAGTCGGGAAAGAGAGAACGGCTCGGTGCTCTGTTGGGGTGAGCACCGAGCCGTTCTCTTACTTCAGTTCGATCTGCGATTCTCCTTGAGCCACTTGCGTGCCGCCGCAATGGCGCGCAGCCTGGCGATACCGCCTGGCGATGTGGTACGAATTGGCATCTTGACTGTCTGTGGCATTCTGTACCAGCAGGCAGAGCATGCTACCATCTCCCGGGACACTCCCGTCTTGTCGCAGCCAGGGCAGTCCATGTCATCTGGGGGCATCAGTTCGTCGCGACAATCAGAGCGGCACCAGGTGCCGCAAGGAGCGGTGGTCCAGCGATGCACAGGAGTAGCCCCAGGCCGCCACGCTTCGGCGCCCACACAGGTTGTAGCATTCCCGTGAGCGCACTTGCGATGCCGAGTGCCAGCAGAACGAATCCGAGAATTCGCATCAGCCCTCCACGTTCACTAGTTCGGACCAGACGGTGCCCGCCTCGTCCACGAGGAAGAACTCCCAGCGGAGTAGATCACACTCGCGGATGTCGGCCTCCACGCCTTCTTCGAAGAAGTGTCTTTCGTAGATGCCGATCGTGTCGGCGTAGTCACTGTCACCAGTGATGAACAGCAGACGCTCTTCGTTAACAGCGTCGAGGTTGCTCGCGATCGGCTTCCCGATCAGGGGGGATGCGTCGTAGAGCGACGCATCCAGCTTCGCCCCGAACGCCACCCTGCACCGAAGTTCGATGTGCAGCTCGCTCGTCGGTGGCGCTCCGGCCTTGAGGACGATCTTGCGCTGCGTGGTGATGTCTGTCATAACTCCTCCAGGTTAGCTCGCTTGCGAAGAGTATCGATATGCCACATGAGTGCAAGGATACATGTACCCTTGTTTCCAGTGACGTGCTCGAAGGCCGTCAGCGCCGACACCGCTACATCGAGTAGTTCCTTCTTGACGTCGTCGATCCCGCCGTGAACTCCTTTGCGTGGGTTCTGTCCGGTCACGCCAATGTAGGCTGCGATGACCTCTCCGGCCTCCTCCTGCACCTTTGCCAGGCGGCCCCACGTGAGCGCCTCTGGATCGCGAGTAGCATTGGCGGGTGACTCGTCAATCCACTTGCTCAGGTTTGCAATCGTTCTGGACACCGTCACCCCCTCGTCTCCCATGCGTGCGGGTACGGCGACGGCGTGACGGTCATCCTCGCGGGCTGTGGCACATCGTGCGGCACGTTCCGGCGCCGGGCACACCCTACGACGGACGCCAAGAGGAATGCCGTCACGACGGCGAAGACAGTCAATCGCTTGCGTAGTGTCATCAGAAATCCTGCCTCTCTTTCGGGCGTCTGTCATTCTCGTCGCGGACCGGCGGAAGATCCTGGTGGACGAAGGCAGGCTCCGGGAGTCCGCAGCGAACGCTGCTAGCGCCGCCGACCAGGGCGGTGCACCAGCCCAACTTGTCCGGCTTGTATTCGTGCTTGTTCATTCCTCCTCCTTGAGATCGACCTTCTCGACCTGCATCGTCCTCAGGTTCAGGACGTAGACCTCGTCGAGCTTCTTGTGATACGTCGCCAGGACGCCGGCGGTCAGCATGGCGTCATGCTCGCTGTCAGCCGGAAGGGCGGCAGCGAGGTTGAGCTGGTCGGCATAGTCGACGTAGTAGACCGTCGGGCCGACGACGAGAATGCTCTTGATTGGCGTCATTGCAGGCATTACTCCCGCTCTCCGTTGCAGTACCGGTAGCCCGGCACCTCGTCGTCACTCTTGTACCAGTCGTGCTCTTCGTGAGCCCCGACCTCTTCGCAATGCTCTACCGGAATCATTACTTCCTCCTAGTTACCCTGACGTAGGACTCGCCGTACTTCTTCTTGGTGATACCCCTGACGGCGGCTTGCTGTGAAGGTGTCAGCCTGCCACTCAGTATCAGGTCGTCGACGACGCTTAGCGTGAGCCGCCCCTTGCACTCGGCCACGATGGCCGGGCCGAGGATCGCGGACAGCTTATCGAAGTCCATGTCTCGGCGGCCGGACGCCCCGACCTTGACCCTGCCGACCGGAGCGTCCCACTCGATCTGATCCGTCTCCTCGCCGTGCATCAGGAGTCGCTTCTCAACCTCGTTCTTTAGCTGATTGAGACCCTTGAGTTTGTCGGCGATGTCAGCCATCACCTCAGCCAGGTCGTCAATGTCCAGGCCCATGACGCCGCCCGCGTCGATGTTCGACCTGAGCTTCAAGCACGAAGGCTTGCGGACACAGTATGTGCACTCCGGATTAAGCTGCTCGGAGGCGTCATCCTCGTCGGTGTCCATGATGTCCTGGGCGATCTGCTTGAGGGTCTGCCAGGTGTTCTTAGCATCCTCGCGAGTGAAGACTACGCCGATCTTCTCATGGCGGAGGAAGTCGAAGTCCACCCAGATGCGTGTGGCGTTCGGGTACAGGATCAGCGCGGCTAGCGCGTACACCTTCGCCTGGATATTCTCTCTGAGATCCTCGGCTCGCAGTGGCTGCCGCTGCGACTTGTAGTCCACCACCCGGATCTCGCCGCCACCAAGGTCGTCGAACCTGTCCATGATGTAATTGAACCGGATCTTGATGATCTCGTTGGCGACACGATCCAGCACCGGCACCTCGAAGAAGTTCTTCTCTTCGAGGCTGATGATCTTGCAGCCGATGATATCTTCGAGCATGTAGGGGCGATTGAACCAGCCGATGAGGATCGCGCGTCCCTCGCGGTACCACTCGGTGTTGATGTCCGGACTGATCAACTGCTTGTAGTACTTGTCGTACAGTTCGAGGAGTACGTCCTCTTCCCACATGTACGTCTTGTGGATCTTCACGCCGCCGATGAAGTCCTCAAGGGCGGCGTGAAGCGTGGTGCCCAGCAGGGCGGCATCGCCTTGGAAGTTGGCGCCACGATGGATGTTCTCAGCCACGAACCGCGACGGACACGCCATCCACGTCTTGATCGACGAGGCGCTCAGTGTCTTAGGAAGCACTCTTGGTCTCCTTGCCAGCCGCCCGAGTCCGACGCTTTCCGCCCCAGACGCCGTATCGCTCATCCCGCCGAATTGCACTCGTGTCGCACTCCCGGCGAACCGGGCAGCCGAAGCACCATCCAGCCACGGCGTCGTCGCCTGTCTCCGACTTCCCAGGATAGAAGATGTCCTGGTAACTCTCGACACCGACTATGTCGCCGGCGGGACCTCGCCAGTAGTCTCGACAGGCAGCACGACCGCGCCAGTCGTCTTCGCCTGAAACTGCTGCTTGAACTTCTCGAGTGCTGCCTTCTCCGCATCCGCAGTCATTGCCGGCAGTTCCAACGGGGACGTCTGGCTCTCCGTCGATGCTGGCGTCGGGGTCTCCAGCGTAGTACTCTTGGACGACTCGCCTTCGGATGGCGTAGCACTGTCGGTCACAGACGAGTCCGCACCTTTTGGGTCACTGCCCTCGCTGGCCTCACCTTCACTGGACTCTTCCGCACTGGCGGGCGCTGGCGGCTTCGGAAGTTCGACGTCGGATGCGACGACCTTGACGCGGAAGTCGACAACCTTCTCCTCGGCGGGGAGGATGGTTGACTCGTCGGCAGGGATGATTCCTTCCTTCTGTCCGGCGGTTGGCCCACCGAGGCGGGGACGGTTGAAGACGATGAGCGGGAAGATCGCCCGCGGCTCAGCTGGTGTTTCGGTCATTTGTGGTCCCTTGTGTCCCGGGGGTGGACTAGAACAGGTTTGTTGAGGTTTCGACCAGGCGACGATCGGCCTTCGCCCACCGCACCGGGTCTAACTCGATGCCAACTGCTGGTCGGCCGAGGTTCCTGGCGGCGATGACCGTAGATGCCGACCCGCCAAAGGGATCGACGATGAAGTCGCCACGATTGGTGCTCGGCTTGATGAGCATCTCGAGCAGGGCCGGCGGCTTCTCGTGCGGGTGGATGAGCTTGTCGGGGCGAATCTGTGGGACGTGAAGCACGGCGTTGCGCCGCTTGTCCGACAGTGGGCGGTTACCCTTCTTGAGGTAGAGGATGAACTCGATCCCCTGTCCCCACGAAGCTAGGTTACCCTGGCCTGGACCATCCTTTTCCCAAACCAAGATAGCAGACCGACGGTACCCGTGTCTAGTCAAACTATCGGCTACTTTTAGCCACTCATCCAAGACCTGATGGGCGGTGAAGATGTACAGGTCGGCCTCGTCCACGGTGGCCGGAAGCAGGCTGTCCATCACATCCTGAAAGACTGCAATGGCTTCTTCAGGAGTGCTGTCGTTCAGGATCTTCGTGGCATTCGCCTTGCCCTCTGGCGTGGTAGACGAATTGCTCTGGTTGTCGACACCGAAGGGCGGGTCAGTGATTACACAGGCAACCCGGCGCTTCGCCTGAAACCGCTTGCACAGTTCAATACTGTCACCCTGCCAGAGCTGGTGGGCCTCCGCGTTCATACCGGGAACTGTCGGGGCTGTCGCTGCTGCTGTCAACGATCTCGCCGTCCATTACTCGTTGTTCCGGGGATAGATAAAGCAATGCGGCCAGTAATGCGCCGACCGGGTTTGCGTCCTGATCGATCAGGACGGCCTGCGTGTAGTGGCCGAGGGCCGGGCCACGATCGACGTTGACCTTCATGTGATACTCGACTGACTTCCCATAGCGCCGCATGGGCGAGAGGTCAACAGTGCCGACCTGCTCGCCCATGCCGTCACGTATGGTGACGTGAAGTTCCATCAGAAGTCAAAGAGGCTCGCGGACGCGTTGCCGTCCTCTTCGTTGGAGTTCCGGAAGATCTGCTCGATGCGCTCCCACACGAACGATGGCAGCTCATCTGGGTCCGGCGAGATGAACGGCTGAATCGAGATGACGACCAGACCCTCCGGCACCTCCTCGCCGCACTGATAGAAGACGTTGCGTTGCGCGCGCACCTGCGTGTCGTTGTTCAGGAGCAGGCCCTGTACCGCGTCTTCGGCTGCCTTCACCATGTTGGTCAGGTCGGCGGCCTTGTCGACGATGCGCCTGCCGTTGACCTCGGCGACTTCCAACTTCTGCCAGAAGTGGAACGTCAGCTCGACGTGCGCCCCGGCCCACAACGAACGATCCTTCGCCTTGGCCGGATCGCCCGTGACGTATCGGCGCAGGTCAGGGAACTTCTTGAGCAGCTTGGCGTCGATGAACTCGCGGAGGTAGGGGTACTCCAAGAGCATCGTCGCCGCCAAGGCGGCCTCATACGCGTGCAGTTCCTGGTTCCGCCCCATCGTGGCGAAAACCTTCCCGGTGGCATTGCGACCGCTGGACAGCGGTCCGACGGCCCAGGGTCGGGGATTGACTCCGAGCACGTACCAGGTTTTGTTGCTTGTCATACGTGGTCCCTCCAGGTGCTAGTGAAACAGGTGACCGTAGTACTTGACGAGAACGAAGGCAATCGTGATGCTGATGACGCCGAGGCAGAGCAGCGCGAGGAGCGCTGACAACGCATGGCCGAACCATCTCATCACAATGCCAGGCCGATAGGTCTGCTTCTGCCGCTCCGCTGTCCGGGTGTCAATCTCGGCGACGAACTTGTCAACGTTATCCTTGCCCGTCTTCGGCATGACTGACGTATCGCCGGGGCGCGCGAAGATCCTCGTCTCACGGCTGTCGGCAACCCTGGGGATGGGCTGCGTCTGATCTCGGCCGTCCTCGGCGAACTCGGGACGCCGTCGGTGTCCGTATCTTCCTGATGGACCCGCCATGCCTAACTCCTAGGGCAGCTCGTATGGATAACTCATGGTAAGGCTGTAGTACCAGATCGACATGTCGACGGTCAGCGCAAGATTAAGCTCTGCGGTTGCCCCTCGTGACTTCATCCAGCCGGGGAGCAGGATGATTCCGTCACAGGCGAGAAGAATCCTGAAGTCAGCCTTCAGGTATTCCGCGTACGGCTTGCTGCCGCGCTCCTCGGGTGTCTCGCCGTGGTCAACCTCGTGTGGCGAAAGGACATCGTACCCCTGCCCTCGCAGGCGCGTCGCCGCCTTTTCGAAGTAGGGAAAGTTGTGATCTTCGATGCCGGCCATCGGCCCGGCCAGGTAGTAGTGCATCGACGCTGTGCTGCCGATGCCCTTGCGTAGGGGCGCCTTCCTCATTATTACCTTCCGGTGTGCGTGTGGCCGAGGAGCACGTGGATATCTTCTGCCTCGGCTACGACGTTGTCGAGAGCCGTGTCGTTTCGCGTTATGGCTGCCGACCAAACACGCGGTAGCTTAACTGCCAGCAGGAGATACAAGAAGATCTTCCTCATTCCAGCTCAATCCTCATGCCGGGGGCAGTCAGGCTGATGACAAGACGAGGTGTTCCGAACTTGACAACAATTGACGGCGATGATAGCCTGATCGTGATAGGCACGCTAGGAGTAGAATCCTGCGGGATGCCGTCGACGTGCTCGTGTTCGATGAGAGCGAAGAGGTCGCTACCTGTGACCGCACCCTTGCCGGTAAAGACTGCGTCCGACAGGATAAAGGCATCCGTCGAAATGATGCCCATGTGCTCAAGCTCGCTGATCAGTGTAAACTGATCGACAACTCCTAGCGAAACCCTGACCGGTGCAGTGTCATCCAACATGAACGAATCGGACGCGGTCACGCTACCACGCTGGGCTTCGGATAGCAAGGCCGAATCACTATCGGTCACATTCAGCTTCAGTAGAGTGTCGGTGAACGTAAACGAGTCGAACTCTTTTACGGCGGCGCTCGATGTCGCATCGCTGAGCATAAAGGTATCACCATCCCTGGTTGACAGAGATGGTGTAGCTTCCGTCAGACTGAAGGCTTCGGAGATCTTGACAGTGAATGCAGGAGTACCCTCGCCCAGGGAGAACCCATCGGTACTGACGACACTGATTCGTTCCGACTCTGTCAGTGTAGCCAAATCTGTGCTGGTTGTTGCAACACTCGGAGTACCCTCAACAAGAGTTGCTGAATCTGTATTACTGGTGGAGAGTGTAAACGTACTGTCAGAAAGTGTGATGGACTCAATCTCGTGCGTAGCAAGACTGTAGATGCCATCGCTCAGCGTAGCTGAATCTGTACTGGTAGGTCCGCCGCTGCCGAAGAACCCAGCCGGATCGGCGACGAGACTGATGGCGGGAGTTCCGGTGCGAGACAGTTCATTGCCTCCACCTCCCGTCGCGTCGCTGCGCGAGCCTATGCCTGTGTACTCGACCATCCAATCCGGGTTTAGCGCCTGCCAGGTTGTATAGTCGCCTGTTGACAGGCTATCCCATTCAGCGTTGGAAAGTACCCGCTTCCAGATGGCATCGACTGCGAACTCGCCGTTGATGAACTCCGAGGCAGAGTTCAGAAACTGGCCAATGCGAATCTTGAAGGTCGAATCAGCTGCTGACCCGACGCCGACATCGGTCAGGGATGCTGTCGCAGTAAAGTGTGTTAGCGCACTACCAAGGACACCGTAATGTCCGGTGGGGTTACCACTGACATCAACTTTACTTGCGCCAAGAACCGCCCAGTTTCCGATAACTCCAAGCGATGACAGGTTGGCGCTACTGATTGGACGAGCAATGGTGTTGACGCCGTAGTTCAGTGTGCCGAACGTCTCGACAAAAAGAACCCCGGCCGCTCCTGAAGAGTTAACGATGTGAGCCAGGGCGCCATTCGATGCGTCACCCAGTTTTACAAGTGAGGCAACGCTGATAGGTCCGCCATCAACACCGACAAGGTTGCCAATGGAGAAGTCGATCTTAGCATTGTTGCCGTTAAGCGAGTACGCCATGGCTCACCTCGTCGTTAGGCCAGCGAAAGGGTGACGGCCAGATCCAGGGCGACAGCCGACGTCTTGGTCACCATGGTCACGACGCGGCGGTTCAGCATGCGGCCGGTTGCCGCCGTCGCCGAGTTGAAGAGTCCCCACTCGTTCCACTGAAAATTGGCCTCAGTGGTTGCGAACGTCGACTTGAAGTCGATGCTCGCACTGCCAACCACTACGCCGTCGGTGTGCAGGGGGTATGTCGCGAGCATCCCCTTGCGGATCTTGTTGGTAGGTGCCGCCGCACCCTGCAGATCCGTCTGCGTAGCCGCCGCTGCGGTGGTCGAGTCGCCAACCCCGAGCGCCGCGTTCGCGTTGTTGAAGAAGGT